GGTTTATTCCTTGAAGAGTTTCCTCCAAGGGTAAATTTCTTTTCGTATTGTGGTAGATGATCAAATTCGAGTACCCAGTGTGGGTAATCTTCTTTGCAGTCAGTACATTTTTTGCCTTGTTTAGCTTTTCTAATGTAGGCCCTATTGCGATGCCTGCTCTGCTTTCTTCTATTTGAAGTTTTTTCTTTTTGCCCAGAACCGACGTGGTATGATATTGTTCCCTTTGACACGCCTAGTATTTTTTGTATTTGCCTATAGGACTTCCCCTCAGCATAAAGCTTAAGGATTTGTTCCTTCTTAGTCATGGTTCAATTATACATAAAATGTTGAACCATGTCAAGGACCTACCTTGCAAGACTCCAATATAGTTGCTATTTTTTTAATTTCCTTATCATTCTTTGTTGTAATAGCATTCCATGCCATAAAATTAACAACCAGAAGAGTGGCTAAGAATATAAGAATAATTTTATCTTTCATAAAATAAATTATACCCTATTTATATTCTTTTCTATTCCAGTAGTTATTCTTGTAATAACCAGATATCTTAGATCTGCTTTTAATGTCCTGTATCATACCATGCTCGCTCAAAGATTCATCTATTTCAGTTTGCCATTTATCTCTTTTAAACGGTATGACTTGAATTATTGGGGTTCCCGCCTCAATGATCCCTTCAAAATCTTTTTTCAAAGCAAAAGGTTGCTTGCCCCATACTCCCCATCTATCAGTGTCCATGACGCCTGTTGTTGTAATAAAAGGAAGATCAGTTCTATTAAATGGGTGAGTCAATATGCAGCTATATCCTTTAGGGGTTTGTATACCCCAATAAGACTGCCATGAAAAAACAAAAGGATGAAAGTTTTCATAAATAGGCAAGTCGTTTATAGGGTCTCGCATAACAACCTCTGCCAAATTTTCATATGTGTGGTTCCAAGATAAGTAGGGTACTCCGTTAATATTTTTTACAAATATGTCTGCCCATAAATTAAACGTATAGCCCGTAGAATAGGAGTCTAAAAATGGAACACATCTTTTAACAGAATAGTTTGATTGCCCGTTAGATACATTTAGCTTTGTGTCACCATTTGTGAAATTAGATACATCTTTAAACCACTGCGGGGGTCTAGAAGGCATGGGGTGTGGAATAACTTGCTTGACTAAGCTATTCATTGGGTAAAATTTTATCTTCATCTGTATTCTTTTCTAGACCAGAATAAGTTTCTGTATGCATCAAAAAGTTTTGATGCTACAGTTCTTTGATTTTTAAAGTTTTTTTCTTTGTCTAAGGGAGTTATACTCATCTCATAAGACTCTCTTTTAAATGGTATTACTTGAGCTATAGGGGTACCAGCTTCGATCATACCCTCAAAGTATTTATCTTTTAAATTAAATGGTAAGGCAACTTTTTCGTAATACGTATCTGTATCTACAATACCAGGCAATATAATTATCTGGTTATCTCTGTGCATTGGAGGTAAAAACATGCATGAGTAACCCTTTTCGGTTTTAATTATCCAAGGGTTTTCTATTTTTAATTGATATCCTAAATTATTTTCAGGATGCTTTTGTGCTTGAAAAGGACTGTGACTGCTCAAAACATCTGTATCTTTTTGATTTTCGTTTTCTGATCTCCAATGAAAATACGGTCCGTTTTCTGTTTGTTCTATATAAAAATCTTGTTGCAAAACAATCATATATCCTGCAGTTAAAGCATCAAACACAGGAACACATTTTTTTATTGTACTGAATGCTTGATCTTTTGATGGCTTTTTAACATCGTTTGCGTAAGATTTGGCTTCTTTATACCACTCTGGTATAAACTTACTTGAAGGGGCAGGGTTGTAAATACCCTCTGTATCATCATACCTTGAAAACTCAATTTTTTTAGCCATGTTATATTATAGATCTATATCTAACTGTTTGTCAATAGCATCATCCATACTATATGGATGTTCTTTTGTACATTTACCGCACTCTTTACACATAATTTAATAAGGCCCCTTGCGGGGCCTTATCTCATACCTTCTTTGGTCTTCCGCTTCTTTTTGGTGGCTGAACAAGACTTCTTTCTCTACGAATTCCGTGCTTATTCCTGTCAACAATTATGCCAGATCTTTGGTTGTTGACTCCTGATTTAAACTTTCCTTGAGTTGGCTTTTTTCTACCAACTTCTTGAGAAGTTACTGCACCTGAAGCAGATGGATTAACTGGCGAATCCATTCCTGTTCCATTATTACTCATTAATAAATCTTTCTCTTTGTTCTGGAGTTGCCGTCATTTTAAATGTAAGGCCTGACTCTCCATCCTTTGAGACGTCATTAATGTTTACGCTAGCAATACCTGTTTCGCTGCCAACGCTTTCACATCCGCATTCTACGCACATTTTACTTACCGCCGTTGCCTAGTCCTGCGCCATCCTGTGTGGACTTATCGGTAGCAGAAAAATTCTTATCTGGATCTGCTGCATACTGAACTCCACTCCAAGTTGTTGTTGTTACTGGCTTTGTTTCATTAAAGCCCTTCAAGTCTTTTCCGTCTGACATAATATATCTCCTATAGGGTTAATTTAGATGGGTCTAGAAGTCCATCCATCTATCAATTATAGCATTTGGTTGATTAGAATGGCTAAATTTTATATAACTTATGCCAGCAATCAGTACAAATGTCTATAATTCCGCCTTCTGGCTTCGCAGCTATTCTGGTAGCTTTATTATTGCATTCAGCCATTTGGCACATTTCATTAAACATTACTTTGCCTTCTTAGGAGCCTTTTTAGCGGTCTTCTTTACAGTCTTCTTTGCAGTAGACTTCTTGACTGGAGCCTTCTTGGCTGGAGCCTTCTTGGCTGGAGCCTTTTTGGTAGTCTTCTTAGCAACAGCCTTCTTAGCAACAACCGTCTCTACAACTGGTGTTGAAACTAGTTCTGTATAAGATTCTTCGCTAATGCCCAAGAATTTCTTGATTGATTTTGAGATGCTCATATATTTCCTTTCTTTATTATTTTAATTACGTATTTGATTACGTCTTTAGGACGCCACTCTGGTGGCAGCTCTAAACCTTCTATTTCTTTTACTATACGATCTCTGATTTGATCTTCAATATAATCCATTATATTAAGTTTTCTTTTATCTTTTTTAAGACTATATCTCTTGTTCTAGTCTTTCTAAATATATCATATGATTTTTGTAAAGGCATTTTATAACCATACATATGCTTTGCATTAATACATTTTCTTGAGTATGTATCAATCTCTTTTGTAAGTTCAAATCTAATTAGATTTACTTTCTTATCAGTTAAGAAGTTAACATAAAATATTGGTTCATCTTTTTTAAAGTTTATTTCGCCTTCATTTCCATAGAGCTGAATTTCTACATTTAATGTTCTAAACCACTGACCAATATCAAATTGACCACTTGTAAGGAAGCCATATTTCTGATATTCTACCTGCTGAAGATATGGTCCAGTTAGCTGAACCTCCAGTGGTTCTTCAGCAAACATATGTAAACGATAGGCAAACTCAACACTAGGACCAATAGTCATTGTTTGATTTCTGGGTGGAGTTACAGCCATAAATGCATCTGTCGTTGGATAAATTTCTATTTGATTAACATCGTATGACCCAGCCTTATATCTATAGCCACAGTCTATGGGCCAATTCCAGGCATACATGTTCTTTGATAGATTCTTAAATGCAGGACAATTAATAAAAGATTGCTGCTCTTTATCTTTGGTATCTTTAATATCAAACTGTGTCCAATGTTTAAATACATTTACTGGATCATGATAAAGCATATTCCAATTTCCAATTGGACCTTCGTCTTCTGGTACAGAGTGTGATGCCCAATATACGTTGATTGACTTGCTATCCTTGTTTGATTTCATAATTCTTTTCTATTAGTAGAATGGCGGTAGGGGAATTCCCTACCGCCATCTTTTTACTACTTAAGTGTAGCTACCTTTGCCTTTGGGAACTTTGCATTCCACTTCTTGGCAAGAGCATTAAATGCATCCTTGACGGCCTTCAATGCTGCTGCATTGTCTGCCTTAAGCTTTGCAATTTCTGCATCAGAAGCAGCCTTTGCATCTGCAAGAGCCTTATCTGCTGCAACCTTATCTGCTGCACGAGCAGCCTTTTCTGTTGCAAGAGCAGTTTCTGCTGTAGCCTTTGCAGCATTTGCTGCTGCAAGTTGTGCTGTAAGGGCTGTTACCTGTGCTGAAAGATCAGTTACGGCAATTACCTTTACTGCAGAAGATGATGGTGTGCTGAATCCAGTTACTGCTGTTGCCATATCTGCAGATGCAGCATATGCAACGATTGTTACTGGACCAGTTGCTGGTGCAACAAACTTAACGTCTGCTGTACCAAAATTTGTTAGACCAGACCCTGTTGTTACAGTATTTGTGTCTAGTGTTGCACCATTAGCAATTGCTGAAATTGACTTTCCAGAAATCTTGTTTCCGAATACGTCAACTGCGCCAATTGTTACAGTGACTGATGTACCTGCTGCTGCTGATTCTGCTCCTGCTAGAGTAAGCTTATCAATTGCGCCAGCAATTCCTTGTACGTAGTATGTTGTTGTGGTTCCGCCATTTGTAATAGCTACTGAACCAATTGCTGTCGTTTTAGTATATACATAAAACGTTGCTGTTGTGCCTGTTCCAACATTCTGTGACCAAGTAGCAGATCCTGACGATGCTGTTACTGGAGCAGTTGATGTTGCTACTGCTGGTACTACTGTTGCGTTTGTTGCGACTACTGAAACTACTGTTCCAGTATCTACTGTTACAACGAATTCGACTGTATCTGCTGTATCAACAGAATTGTCTGTCGGTACTGGCAAAGTAATCGGTGTAGTTGCTGCTGTGCCAAGGGTAGTTGTTGTACCCGCCTTCTTCACAGAAGTAATTGACATAGGTGCAGCACTTGCAGATGTTGCAACAAGGGTGCTCATTGTCATGGCTGCAACCATGGCGAGAGCGATTTTCTTAAATGAGTTCATTTAATTTATTTCTCCTTATTTGTTTATCCACCCCTGATGAGCGTGGAATCTTATTTTGTGTACGAGTTCCGCCATTGTGACGGTGAGTGATTATTCTCAATTTCTTTTTTCATATCAATGTCTTCGTACATTCGAACAATATGCATGCAAGGGTCTTGACCTTCGTCAAACTCTTTCATTTCTTGTTCAGACATTGGTAGTCCGTCATGTGTGTAGCATACAGGCGGTCCGCACCAACCTTTTTTAATCCCGTATGACTGCCATTCATCAAAACTTAAATCCATTGCTTTAACTCTTTCATAAGAGCATGCTTGGGCTTTGCGCCATGCACTATATGCACTGGTTTTCCATCAACAAATAATACCATAGTTGGTATTGTTTGTACAGCGTATTCCTTAGTTTTTTCTAAATTCTCATCAATATTTAACTTACCGATGAGTAGTCCAGTCTCTGATGAGATCTCGTCCAGTATTGGGGAGACCATTCTACATGGCCCGCACCATTCCGCCCAGAAATCCACCAATATTTTTGTGCTGCTAGCAACAGCTTCATCAAAATTATTATCATTAAGCAACAAGCTTGCCATATTTTACCTCATGAGTAGGCCAATAGTATTGACATTTATCGCAACATGGTTTGTTATATGGATCATTTACTGCAGAGGCAAATTCAGCATAAAAGATGGGATCTTTACGATATAGATTTGCCTTATGCGTAGCATTTACACGCTTAATGATTGTAGGTGTAGAAGCCCAAATTGGAGTGTTGTCCTCCCACATTAAAGACTTACGATCACGAGACAATGATTCTAGGTTAGATTTATTCTTGTCTGTTTTGATTCCACGCATATCTGCTAATACCACTGCAGTCATTGCGTAACGATAAAGTTCTGCTTCTGCCCCTTCCCACATTAACACAGCGGGATGATTGCGCCAAGCGTTAGACTTGGAGTTGCCAGTCAAAATATTTAATATCTGATAGCATTCTAAAATTTGTTTGTTGAGTCTTTTACTATCCAAAGCATCTAAGCTGTTACGCTTTGCTGGATGAGGTAGAAATGTTTGCATAGTCCTATCTTACTAAATAAAAGGGGGCAAGTCAATACTTGCCCCCTTATTTTAATTATCTTTTAAAGCTTCTGCTGCTGCATTAAATCTATTCATAAATTCTTGAATGACCCAAAAGGTTGTATCTGTTGCATTTTGTCTCAAAGCTTTTGATACTTCTTCTGTTTTTTGTTCAGCAGATCCCGCATTGTACCACTTTTGATATAACTCATTAGAGATATCAGTAATTATTCCCTCAAGAACAGTTACTTGTTTTTCACCCACGGATTGCTCCCTCTTGATTAATTAGTCTAGCGTTTTTAACCTTAGAATTGCTAGAAATTGTTGCAGTTTTTGCAATAAGATCGTACATTTGTGAGACTGTAAATCCTGGCTTTGAAGATTTAACTGCAAGCCATTGTGCTGCAGCAATTTGAATTGATGCAGAGGTCCCAGCAACAGGAACCTTCTTATTTCCTGGACCAAAGGTTTGTGTAGTTCCTTGTGCGTAGAAATCAATAAGCTTGGCGTCATAGTTTGAATATACTGCAACAGACTTTGTTGGCATTGTTGCCCCAATTGCTATAGATTCTGGAAGACAGGCTGGCCAGTTAATTCTTGTTAAATCAAAATCATTTCCTGCTGGCAAGAATACTGGAATACCAGAGTCTAGGAGTGTTTTGATTTTAGATTGAGTAGTAGGTGTTCTAGGGCAGTAATCAGTTCCTGCAACAAAATTTCTTGCTGATTGAGCCATAGTTACTGCTTGAATATTATATTTTGCGGAGTTATCAATTACCCATTGAAGAGCATTGAATACGGTTTGTTCAGTTGCTACTTGACGAATACCATCTGGGTTATTGCCAATAATACGAACGAATACAATGTTCATTTCTGGATTTGTAACAGCAGCAAGATAAGCCATTTGAGTGCCATGATCAAATCCATTTTTTGTAATTAGATTTGCAGGAAGAGTTGCTGCACCTGGACCCTCTTGAATCTTTTGTCCGTTAGGACATGGTCCACGTTCAAGAACGCATACTTCTTGAATAATTCTATCTTTGAAAATTGGTAAAGATGTGTCAATCGCTGTGTCCAGGATTGCTATCGAAGGTTTTAGATTATTATTCTTTAAAGAAGCATGTGCTGCTCCAGGAATAATTAGAGTAAGGGCCACAAGGGCGGTTGTTAGTTTTTTATTCATAGAGTATATAATATCAAAAAACTTCTGGTTGTCAATAGCTACTTATTGTTTATTTTATCTAGTTTGTCTTTATACCACTTGCCTGCGTCTAGGCTGTTTATTTCTAAGCCCTGAGACTCTAGCAAATTATTTAAAGTTTGAGTGTAAAGCTCTACCATCATTTCAAGTCTTACAACCTGCATTTCTAGTATTCTTAGTCTTTCTGACTTTCTCACTCCATATCCTCTCTACGATCAATAGGCGTAGGCGCTGTAGCTACGCTTCCACAATTAACACATTCCATATCTAGCATGTAATAAGCAATTTGATAGTCATCAAAACTTACTTTTAAATTCCATATATCTGAGCCACAGGGGCAAACATGGGTAGGTGTTCCTCTTATATCCATTGCATGCTCGTAGCTTATTGGTTTAAACTTAACAATATCTGGGGCAGTTGCAAATGCTTCTGCTTCTTTTTTTAATGCTTTCAAATCTTCTTTTTCAAAAACTAAAACTTCATAGTATTTAAGAAAAGTTCTTATAAATCTTACTATCTTAAATGAATATATGATTGCAAGTATTGTTACTGCTCCTATACCTGCATATATTAGGTTTTCCATATTATACCTGTATAAATGAATAAGGGGCGGAAACAGCCATATTAAATGTAGCTGCTGCTTCTAATGCCACTTTCATTCTTACCTTTGGGTTCTTTTGATTTTTAGTTGCATAAAGAGCACCTAATGCTAAGAAAGCTCCGCTTCCTTCTGCCATATAATTAACTATGTTTTCTGCTATATGAAAATCTTCATCCATAGTAAAGATTCTTCCTTCAACCCCTATTAGGAATATTCCGCCTTCATCTTCTTGCCCCGAAACCTGGCTTCCGTATCCGTGTGCCCTGAAGGCATCTTTTACTGAATCAACAAACTTTGTTCTCATAAACTTGTCTAGTCCTGAGTTAGTTTTGGTTGGAGTATATTTTGGTGGGGTCCAGTTGTATTGAAGAATCTGTCCCATTCTAAAGGAATCTGTAAATGCAATTCCATATTGTCCTACTTTAAAAACTTTAGGATCTTTTCTTGCAAGAATCCATCCAGTCTTGTCATCTGAGGCTGCATGATCAGCCCCCATGTAAACTATTCCATTTTGGGCTATGGCTACAATACAGGTCATAGTACAAGTATACTATTTAAAAATTCGAAAGTCTAGTCCCCTTCTTCTGGGTGACTAAAATGTAATAAACTGTGCTCAAGTTCAGCTTTAACCGAAATTAATTCTTGTATAGTGGAGTAGTATTTTTGCTTCCACTCATCTAATTCTTTTTCCAGGGCATATAGCCTAATTTGACAATCTTTGAGCTCAAGCATTAGCCTATCGTGCTCACGCTCAGATTTTCTGACATTTTCTTTCTTAGTGTCTCTAAGGTAGGCTATTAGTCCAGTTACCAAGGCCCCCAACAATGTTGAAGAAATGGTAATAATTAGGGTCTCAGTATTCATGATAAACTAATTATACATGAAAATAAGTTTAAACTAATAGTTCTGAAGCTTTAATTTCCTCACCCAAATAGCGTCTTTTAACAATAAACTCTTTTACGGTGTCTGGTCCAGACTGTCTTCCTGCCAAAATAATTACCCATCTTGGTTCATATTTTTGCTCAATACAAGACTGACACATAAACAAATTAATTGGCATTATGACAGACTTTTTTAAGTTTAGTTTATTTTTAGACTTACTACAAGAGTAGCACAAGATCTTTTCCATTAATCATCTTCCTCTATATGCTCAAAGACTATCTCGTCCATGACTGTGAACTCATCATTTTCCATAAGCTCTTCTATTTCTTCCCCATCTTTTTCGTATTTAACTTTTGAAGCGTAAGTGCCCAAGCTCTCTACAGTTCCATATACTCTTTCTACATGCAAAAATACAACATTAACTACTTCGTAATATTTTTTCACTGGGTACCCCTTCTAGTTCGCATCTTACTCCGTAAGACTCGATTAACCTTTTAACTCTGTCAACATAATCTATAACCATTTCCTTTTTGGTTCCTTGATACTGTATAAAATTATCTTCATATAATCTTAAAGCTAAAAAATCTGGGTACTGCACCACATCCAGCATGAGATCTGGAACTGGTTTTTTTATTTCACGTACTTTAGTAGACATCTCTTTAGTATAAAAAACTGGCTTGTTGGGCTCACCATTCCATAGGTTTATGCCGTGCTTAAAATGATCTTTATTTCCTATTAATTCCATTTTTAACCCTAATCATTTTCCAAACCTCTGGAGTTTTGTGAATGTTTTTCATCTTATCTATTTCTCCGCTATTTAAATATATTCCGCCCCACACTCCATGCTCGTTATTTTCTACTGCAGAATCATAACACATTCTAGCAACGGGACAAGATAGACACATTTCGTCTATATTTTTTGCAATATTTACATCAGATTCATATTTATCATAGAATAGATTGGTATCCATTCCTCTACAAATAGATAAATGATACCAGCTAAACTCTTCTTGATCTGTTCCTAATTCACTTAAAATATCTGACATATTTAGCTGGTAGCTTCCAAATTCCTTCGTTATTAACAGATACTCTTTCTGCTATACCCCAATTATCTTTTCTATACATGCCTTTTATGCTAGTATATCCGCCAGAATCTTGTTTCCAAATCATTAGATCATAGTTGTCCCAAAAGGATTCTTGTCTATTTGTTTGTGATTTTCTTATAAAAACCTCTACACCTTTTAATGTGAGATTTAACATTTTATTCCTTGTCTAGTATGTCCGCCTAAACAGTAGGGCCGCAGCCCATATATATATTATACAGTAAGGATTGCGGCCCTGTCAATCAAATTTCTATATCATCTTCTGGAATTTTTAATTCCTCTATTTCTTTATCAATATCTAATATGGTTGGATCTTCTATTAATCCCTTAAACATTAATCTAAGCGTTTCTATATCTACCTTATTATCTTGCATTTTTTGGAATTAGGGTTTGTGGACCTTCTGTGCCAAATATTGATTTCTTAACTGGAACACAATTTGGAACTCGTCTTCCATTTTTTTCTTTCATTCCGACCTGCTTATACCCTGTCCAGCATGCCTTTTGCATGTTATCCCATTTATCTTCATCTTCATTATCAGACTCATATTTCTTAGAAATTTCTTCGTCGTCTTCTTCTTTATCTTCCTTTTCGTCCTCTTCTTCATCCTCATCGTCTTCTTCAATTTCAATTTCAATTGCTTTAGTTATAGGATTAACCACATCATCTAGCATGTCCTTGATTTCTTCTACTATCTCTTGCATTTCCAATGACTTTTTCATATTTTTCTCTCTATTTTTCCTTAACCTGAATAACTTTAACAGACTTTACTTCGTCATCTGCTCCAAAAATATCATTAACATAATCCACTGCATCGTTCTCATCAAAAGCTTCTACTTCCGCATCAACTTCTATTTTGACCTTGTAGATTTTCATATTTATTTACCGCAGGTTGGGCACTTTCCATCTGCTGAAGTTGGCTTAGAAGCAACATTCCCAACAGATTTAAACTTAGGACGACCAAATCCTACAATTGAAACCATTACTCCTGCTTTGTTTTTCTTATATGCACGAAGTTGCTTGCAGCATTCTCCGCCATTACGCTGGCTTCCCTTTTTGTGTGAAGAAGTGTTGCCTTCAATACACCATACGGTCCCATCTTCATTATCTTCAATAACAATTCCGACATGAGAAATTCTATCGACACCGTCTGAAGGGAAATCAAAATAGGCAATATCTCCTGGCTCAGGATCAGCAATATCTCCATCAATCCAAGCGTTTGCTTTCTTGAATGCTGCTGCTCCTCCAGGTGTGTATACTGTGTTTGGAATCTTGACTCCTGCTTCGTTTGCACACCAATTTACAAAACTTCCACACCAAGGTTGGAAATTTGCCTTGGTGTACGCTCCATATTTTGTCTCGTTGTCTTTTGGTCCTTCGATATATCCTACCTGAGACTTAGCAACTTGAATTAAACGAGCAGCGGTTCCTGCTGGAGCCTTTGCTGTTTCTGCTGGTACTGGAAAGTCTGTCATATTAATCCTTATCCCAATCTGTATCAACTGGTTGTTCTGCTGGCATTGCGCCATCTGGCTTCGCAGCTAAACGTGCTCTAACTGCATCTAGCTCTGCATCAAGCTTATCTTCTGCCATTCTAATTTCTGATTCAAGCTTTTTATCTGCTTGAGTATTTTTTGCATCTACTTCTTTGTTATCAATCTGTGCTTTCATAATATCTTTAGCACCTGATTGTCCAATTAGAAGACCCGCCAAAGTTCCTGTGATAAATGTTGCAACTGAACCAAGCACGTTAAAGAACATCTTATCGTTTTCTGACTGCTGCCCAATTGGTTGTGATACGAACAATAGCCCGTATAAAATTCCTACTGATGTCAAAAGAAGAATTGTTCCAAGAGTCAATCCTAGAATAAATTTCAATCTTGCATCAAGATCCGCTGGTGTTAATCTTTCTTTAGCCATTTTTTACCTTACTATTCTGATAGTCTGTCCATATTTTTTCGCCAACAATATCTTTGCTGCACGTGCCTGTTGCATCACAAACTGGTGGATTACATTCTGCTTTATCCCAATTTGCTTGATCTTGGCAAGGATAGCGGAAACTGCCCTGATACCCACACCCTGTGAGTGTTAGAACTAGCATCACGCTTGACAATGAGGCAATTATTTTTCTCATATGCCTATTATAGCATTTCTATTCTTCTTTTCGAAGGGGTATGGTTATTAGCCATATAACCGTAGCAACAATAGTAGCAATTCCGACTACATCTTGAGCGGTCCCAGTAAGGGTTAGCCAGGCAATAAAGAAGCCAAGAAGGGTCCAAACTTGGGCTATACTCTCTTTAACAGCCTCCCAAAGCCAGCTAAACAAGCCTTTGATTATTTTCATTATGTCCTCCTTGTCATGGCTGCTGCCACAATATTACCTGCAATAATTACTGGCACAATTACTTCCTGCGCCTTTTCTCTTTGGTCATCAGTCATGTCTGACCCCCAATTTGAAATATCAAACAATTCTTCTAAATTAATATCTGTTAATGCTCCAATTGGATCAGCCAAAAATGCTTCTGTGGCAACTTCAGTAGTTGCATCTGCTAATGTATATGGCATAGGAGCCTGTGCATTATCTTTAATTCTATCACCGAATTCTTCAAGGGCTTTTGCAACTGTTGGTTCCGCCGCAGCCAATGCCGCAACCTTTGCTAATTCTTCTGATTTAATTCCAAGGCCCTCTGCCACCGCCGCTTTCTGTTCTGGAGTTAATTTAGTTAGTGTATCTTTACTAGTCAGATCTGCAATTAGATTTGCTGTTTCTTCTGTGATAACATTAGGCCGTGATGGTTCTTCAGAAGGTTCAGCAGGAGTTGGCTCTGGTTCAGGAGTTGGCTCTGGATCTATATCCGATGGCAGAGGTGAAGGCTCTGGTGAAGTCTCAGGAGTGGGCTCTGGATCAACAGTTGGTTCTGGAGTCGGTTCATCTGTGGTATCAGAACTTGGCTCAGGATTGGGATCGACTGGTTCAGTTTGCTCAGGCGATGGCTCAGGAGAAGGTTCAGGAGTTGGCTCAGTAGTAGGCTCAACAGTTGGTTCTGGTGTAGGCTGTGGTTGATTTGCCATAGCTGCGGCGATTGCTGCTTGAACTCTTTGCTGCTCTTCTATTTGCCAAGTAGAATTATATGAATCCCAAGCATCATCTATTGCATTATTCATATCAATAACTGATTGATCATATGTTGCAATTGCGCTATTTTTATCTGATAATGCTGTTGTTAGGTTTGATTGAGCGGTTGTAAGGTTTTGCTCTTTTGTTGTAAGGTTTTGATTGGCAGTTGTTAGGTTTTGAACCTCTTGATTATATATAGATAACTTATCATTACGTACTGTTAATTTAGTATTATAAGTTTGTTGTGCTGTAGATTGTGCTTGTTGGGCAGCAGTTAAATTATCTAATTGTTGTTGTGTTGCACCAGATCCATAAGAAAATGTATTAAGGTTACAGCTAAATCCTACTCCCCACCCACCAGTATAAGCACACCCTGCTGTAGTCCAGCCTCCAGGAATTGACCAACCAAGGAGGTAAGATCCTGGGCCTCCACCGTTATACCACCATATTTCTACATCTAAAGTTTTATCTTGGCTAACATTATATATTGGAGAGTATGGGCTCCATGTAACACCTTGTTCTACCCAATTATCAACAGCTAGTTGTCCATCAACATACATTCTAAATCCGTCGTCTGTGTAACCCGCAAAGTACACACCTGTCCAATCTGATGGTACTGTAATTTTTCCAGTAAATTTAACAATAATATCTGAATAGTGTCCACAAACTGGAAGGTTCATAGAAGCGGAATTCCAAACACCAGTACATATAACAGAGCCAGGTACTGCTATATGTTGTCCATTAACATATCCATCTCTTAATAAGTGGTAAACAGTATATTGTAGTCCTGCTGATCCAGCACTATTTACTGCTGATTGAGCTGTTTGAAGATTTGAATTTGCTGTATTTAAATTAATTGTCGCTACATCTAGCTCATCTTGAGCATTATTTTTATTTGTTAATGCGGTAGCAACTGTTGCAGTTTGACCATCTACTGCATTTTGTGCTGCTGTTTTTTCAGATAAGGCTGTTGCTTCAGCCTCAACTGCAGCATCATAAGCAGTAATTTTGCTATCTCTATCTGCTTTTGCAGCAACCGCTGAATCGTATTTAGATTCTGCTATATCTATTAAATCTTGTGTGGCTTGCTCTTCATTAAGGCTGCCAACTTTTTCATTTAATTCCGCTATCTCTTGAGCGGCTATGCTTAGCGGATCATCGCTATAGGCAGGTGTTAGGAATAGCCAACCAAACCCTAAAATGGCTGCTAATGATAATCTCCATGTTTTAGTCCTAGTCAACTATAACTCCTAAACAAACGATTTGCTTGTTTAGTTAATTATATCATTGAACTATTTAGGATTATCTGTTTTGTAAAAGCCCGTTCCTTTAAACTGAATACCAAATGAGCCATACTGCTTTATCATTGCAGCACCGCATTTTTCACAAAGCTCAGTCATTGATGCTTCACTTATTGGCTTATTAATCTCTTTAGTGTGTTCACATATAATACACTTATAATCGTATGATGGCATTACTTTTCCAATCTATGATATGACTCTTTAAGGCTTGCGCTTGAAACCTTAATAAATTCTGCATCTTTAGCAAGATCTGAAAGGTTCTTTACTCCGCCGTAAGAGCAACCACTAGATATTGAATTTTTTATAGAGTTTAATGTGTCTAGTACAGTTCCTTTATGTGGCACCTTGCCCTCTTCTCCTTCTGTATATGGATTTGCAATTCCCATTTCTTTTTGAAGACCTTCCGATGCTAAACCTCTAAACACTCCTGGATCCCCGTCGCACTCATTATGCCCTGCAAACATTGAACCCATCATAACTGCACTTGCTCCAGCTGCAAATGCTTTTACTATATCTCCATTACTTTTAATTCCGCCGTCTGCAATAATTCCATTTACACTATCATCCTTAACCTTTTGATATATATCAACTATGGAAGAGAATACTGGAACCCCAAACCCTGTCTCAATTCTTGTCATACAGGCTGCACCACCGCCTATTCCAACTCTGACTGAGTCAGCGCCAGCGTCCATTAAGTTTTTATATGCTCCGTAAGAAGACACATTTCCAACCATTATATGCACTTCGTCAGGTACAAGAGATCTTAATTTTTTAACACCATTAATAGCCTCATCTGTATGTGCAAATGCAGTATCTATTAATATAACATTTACATGATTTTCTAATAAGTAGTCTATATATTTTTTGGTTGAGCAATCGCTTATATTAATTGATACTCCAGCATTGTTTTTTAATAATTCTATTTGTTTATGCTTTGAAGATATACTTTGATGTCGTTGAACAAATCCTAGTCCGCCTTTATAAAATATAGACTTTAACATTTCTGTACTACTTATATATTCCATAGGCGCAATCATTATTGGTAAAGAAAACTTTTTCCACGCTTTAGGATTATTTGGATTCCCTAAGATCATTGAGGTGTCAACCAATGATCTACTTTGAACCTTACTGTTGTCAGCTGGAACTATTAATACATCATCATAACATAATGATTCTTGCATTACTTGCCGCTTTGTTTTCTTTTTTCAGCTAAGGCAGCAAAATCTTTGACCTTAGTTTCTCCCATATAATTCCAAGCATAGCCGTCTTCTATCATTTGCTCATTGATAGACTTTGTTGATCCGTTTATATATACCCACCCTAAGATTCTTCCATATTTTTCAGAAGAGTCTGGTAGTTCTGTTTTAATAACTATATCTGTTGCATCCTTTAGCTTTGACTTTACATATTCTTTTGCTTCAAGGCCAAGGGTTTTTTCAAATCTATCTTTGGTTCTTGATTCTGGAGTATCAATGCCAGCAAGGCGTACTCTTTGCGAATAAGACACATTAAATCCTAGGTCTATGTCAACATCAATAGTGTCTCCGTCTACAACCCCTACAAGCTTTTTTACACGATACTCGTACATAATTCTCCTAAATTTTAATGAGCAGTTTAGCCGCATGCTCAGGCGGATCCTGGGCAGCGATGCCCACGATACTATTATACCTTATTTAATTTTGATTGTTTTTGGTTTCTTTTCTTCGGGAATGTTTCTTTCCACAAAGACATCAAGAATGCCGTCTGCCATTTCAGCACGATCAACCTCCATATACTCTCCAAGAGCAAAGGTGCGTGTGAATTTTCTTGCGGCGATACCCTTATGAAGAACTTCATGAGAAGTATCTTCGGCTTTTTCACCCTTGATTACTAAACTTCCATTATCCACAGAAACCTCTACTTCGCTCTTGCTAAAACCAGCAATAGCTAAAGATAGTTTATAGGTGTCTTCGTCAATCTTTACCAAATTATATGGTGGGTATGATTGATGAGTTGCCTCACGATGGATATGTGAAAGACGGTCCAACTCTCTGTTGAAACCAATAAAGAACGGATCATTAAAAAGATCCAATGCAAAATGTGTTACCATTTTATTCCTCCTATTAAGCGAATAAATTAATTTATGAACCCCGATTGGCGGTTCATAATTATTATACCATATTGCAGAGCCCCGTAACAGAATCGAACTGTTGACCTACGCATTACAAGTGCGTCGCTCTACCGTCTGAGCTAACAGGGCTTGGAGCGGATGACGAGAATCGAACTCGCACCATCTGCTTGGAAGGCAGAAGCACTACCATTATGCAACATCCGCATTGCTGGACCACCAGGGCTCGAACCTGGGACCTAGAAGTTAACAGCTTCCCGCTCTGCCGACTGAGCTATGGTCCATTTGCGCCTTTGGCAGGAGTCGAACCTGCGACCAAGACCTTAGAAGAGTCCTGCTCTGTCCTCTGAGCTACAAAGGCAATTTTTATTTATCTCTTTGTCTTTGCCATTTCCTATAAGTTCCGTTTGGCACAAATTTAGACATTATATCTAAATTTTTATTTCTAAATAACTTTATATCTTTCTCTGTTTGATATCTAATATTTAAATTTAATTTGTTATCTCGCTTAAATGGAACGTATAAGACAAATGGATCTCCTCTATTAATTTGCACAGGCTCTCCATTGCCATGATACAAAACCTGTTGATTAATTTCATGATGTATGTCTGTGTCAATAACTCCAGGTAACACAGAATATTCTTTGTTGAAATGATAAAACAAAGGTAACTGTAATACAGACCAGCCTTTAGGAGTTATCATTCTCCATGGGCATTCTGCTTTAAAAACAAACTCTGATTCAGAACCATTAAATCTAACCTGAGTATGATCAATTAGTTGGCCTCTGCCGTGCATATTCCAACTAAAGTCTGGCGCTGCGGTTTCCCAAAACCAATCTGTTGTACCTGGCTTGTGGGAAAGCTTTGTATCTGTCCACATAGGAACAATATACCCCAAAGAAAAATAATCTGGAAAAGATGGACAAACTTTTACTGTGGACAAATTTAATCCAGTTGCTGGCATATCTTTAAACCATTTAGGTATAAAGTGTTTTGCTGGTTTAGGCAGACATTCTTCTATGCTCTCTAACCCAGGCACTGTGCTAATAAAAGTTATTTTACTCATTAGTTGTTTGGTATATCTTCAATATCATCTGGAAAATCTATTAGACCCATTTGTTTAATAGCCATCTTGCCTTCTGCGGAAACTTCAATTAAAGCTTCTAAATTTTCATTATAGGTAACGTTTATTAATCCTTGCTCTAGCAGAGAAACTAAAGTTTTGTCTATATGTTCTTGATGTGCCATCCATAGCTCTGGAGCTACATCTTGACAGGTCTCAGATATTTTAAAAATCATTTCTCCGTCTTTATCTACGCCAACTAGTTCTACCGCTCCTATATCTAAATAGTATTGAAACTTATCTTCTTCCATTTTTCTCCTTTGTGCAACAGGTAGGACTTGAACCTACGATAGCCGAATTATGAGTTCGGGGCCTTAACCAACTTGGCTACTGTTGCCAATGGTTAATTGTAACGTACCGTCTTCGTTTTTGTCAATAGTTTGTTCGACTATTTGTTGTACGTAATCAGAAAAATGTTTTCTAATATTCCCTGGTGGCCTTGAGCCTAAAGACTTCCATAGTCTTTTATATTCAACTATATTAGCAAAAGTTGTTGGACAAACAGTTATTCCATTATATTCTTTTAATGTAGTCGGAAGTGGAACATGTTTACCGCAACACTTGCACTCTTTAGCTTTTTCTTGATATGTGCTCATAGTATTTTCATTCCTTCCATATATTCTTTTAAGTGTTCAGGCATCCTTGGAGCACGTATCATGTTATATTGATTTGTGTCTTGGTCCGTTTTATTAAAATCATCATCATAAGAATAAGACTCATAAGTATGAATTGAAATTTCATCATTATTATTTGGCCTAGTGTTACCAATAGCGTTAAATATTGATCCGCAGACAGCATCTGCTAAGTCTTTAGAGCCTTTTCTTGGGTGATCTACTTTATCTCTCATAATTTTTAATTGCAATAATTCATCAATAAGCAAAGGAATATGAGGTCCCTTTAGTCTCTCTTCTAATACTACCATTGCCATATCATCATAATGCTTTTTAGCAACAGATAATGTTTCTGTATTAATTCCATACTGCTTTAACTGTTGCATCATATCATGAGAATTCCATCTGTCAAAAGTACAAAGTCTAATTTTAAATCCTGCAGTTCTTAATGACAATATATAATCTCTTACTTCTGCAAAATCAACAGACTTATCTGGAGTAGGTGTCCAATATCTAACTGCATCAACCTCTACAATTGGAGCAGGCTGTGAGTATGTGTCAGTTACTTTTACATTAACCCATTTTTTAACATGGGCCATCGCAACAGCACAATGGTCATGTTTTTGTGCTAGGTCAACATGTATAAAATATTCTTTATCTTCTTCTGGTTTAAACCAAGGCTCTAGTCTTCCGAATCCATCTACCGCCATGGCCATATTGCTAAAAGCTTTTTCAATTTTTTCACGAGACTTAAAAAATGCATCAACTGCATCTGAGGGCATGCATGCAAAACGACTTAAAGCATCAGGCATATTTTTATAAAATTCTACCTTAAAGTCTTCTATTTTTTTTGTTGGATTGATCTCCCAGGTAGGTCTTTTAAGTGCATATACTCTAGGTATCTTGTATGATATTATATGGTCCTCTTCCCATTCAACCAGAACTTCGTTTCCTGGAATTCCATCTGGTAAATCATTATCCATCTTCAATAATTTACTTCTAACTATAGTTTCTTTTTCAGCAATAGCAGAATCATAAAACTTTTGTATTGGATCATTTTTAAATCTAGGGAATGACAAAAGAATTACTTTCCCGTAGTCTGGAAAACGAGATACTACGGACCCACGATACATATCGTATATTGCGTCCGCAGTCTTTGCTTGATCATGTCCTGTAGTATTTTCTGTTGCAAATCCTGATATTTCATCAAGAATAACAGCAATTACGTTATAGCCCTCAAACGCTTCTCTTTCTGAGTGTCCAGAATATACATTGATGCTTTTATCAAATCTAATTTCAGAAGCTTTAGGATCATATTTACCTGCAAACCACGGGCACCTATCTATTCTGGTTTTAAATCCTTTAAAAAAAACATTGTTTGCTTGCTGAGCATTTATAGCAATGTTGATGACATCTATTGTGTCTCCTGGAGGCTTACCATAATACGAAGCAGGATCTTTTAAGCATAACAGTAAATAAACTATATAGGCCACTGAAATTGTAGAACAGTAATCTTTTCCGCTACCTTTGCCTAATTGTGCAATAACTTCATTACAAGTTTGCTTAAACATTCTTCTACCCTCTTCTTCACCGAAGAGTTTAATTAATGTAGATTCTTTATATATTGTAGAACTTTTTTCAATTAGTGTATATTGATAATCGGAAAGTGGAGGAAGTCCTAAATAGTCTGGATGAGTGACAAATGTCTTTAGATCGACGGGTCTTTCATCAAACTCTTCTCCGTCGAGTATATCTATAAGATCATTAAAATTAAGCTCCACTGACCTGCTCTGAATCTATTACTACTGGCTCAACTACCCCAGTTATTTGAGATAGTCTTTTTGCAACTTCTAATTTACATTTTGAACAGCTTGAAGTAACTTCTTTTAAAATTTTTACAAGGATATCTTGTTTTCTTTCTGTTTCAGCAAGTTGAGATGCAAGTTCATTATTCTCTAGAACACCTATAGACTGTAGCATGCCTATTCTTTTTGCTTCAATGTCTGCAATAAGTTTTAATGCTCCAGATTTTACACCTAGTTGCCCAGACTGATCGGCGTCTTCTACTGTCTTCCATGCTTCTTTAATTAGCATGGCGTAGTGCTGGTCTGCTCCAGATATGGCTTCTTTTGCCCTATCTCTTATGTTGCTGTCATTATGAACAACTTGCTTCCAGTCGTCTATAAGCTCAAGAACTTCTTTTCTTTGTAGCCCTGTTGCCGTTGCAATTTGAGTAGGGCTATTGCCCTTTAGTAATTCTTCGACAACTTTATTCATTCTGTCAAAGCGTTCTGATAATTCTATTTCGCTCATTAATATATTATACTTCTAGTCGACTAAAAAATCAACTGGATTGTTGGCTTTTTGCAATCTTTAATAGGACTAAATATCCAATTAAATCGTCAATATCATTATCTCCTGGATAATCTGTGCCCTTCATAAGCCTATTTAATTTATCATCAATTCTGACATGAAGCTGTTCTCTTGGTCCCGCCTTTGAAAATATACGCACAGGGTCAAGAGCAGAATTGCCATAAGCAATATTTTTCTTGATCAGCATGTGTGCAATTTCATGACAGGTATGCCAAATTTCTTTACCTGCTTCTGTTCCTACTGTAAGTAAATATAGATCTTCGCACTTAAAGTCTATAGAGTCTGGGAATACTGGTTCTAACATTACCGCCTCTTTATCAATCCAAATTGTTCTAGGTATCTCTGTATGGTCATAGCAGAGACTTTGCACTCCGTTGCAATTTCTGTAACGGTTTTCTTTTGAACTACATATCTTCTATATAGCCAATCTTTACTTTGATACAACTTCATCTTTCTGTTAACACCGTATTCGAATAGTGTGCGATTCCGAAAGCATCTGCAACATCAAAATCATCTAACTGTAAATTATACTTTTTATTAAAGTAATCTACCGTTCTTTGCTTTCTTATTTCTCTCATCTTTGCTTTATACCAAGAGTCAGCATGTCCTGGATTTTCAAACCTAAGCGTGTCTTTCTCCAACTTTGTTGGGTTTTTATTTCCAATATATGCTTGCCAAGAAGTAGGAGATATAGTGATAACACTAGCCCCACTAGACATAAGCTCAGCAATGACAACACCGTATACATAAGACAATTTTATCACAGCATCAGGGGATTTGACAAATACTGCTCCTTCAACAACTATATAATCTGATTTAAGTTCATTAAGCATAGCATGCATTTTAATTTTTGCATCGTGAATTTTATGATAAATATCTTCTCCAGATAGCTCTATTTTACCCCATTTAATGGGTTTATCATTTTCCATTAAACAAAATGCGATTGAATTGGTTGAAGCATCTATTCCCAATACCCTGTTTGCTTTTGTTTTAACTAAATCAGCTAATGTCATTTAGCATACCTAGTATCTTGTTTTTTACATTTAAATCTGTTGAACGGTGGCAAGAAGAGCATAGACTATTCTTATTATATCTACTTAATTGTGCACCACATTTTTTACATGGCCTCAATGCTCCATTTTTTATTGCCTTGTTCTCATAATACTTTTCCATGATCCTTCTATTGGTTTCAATTCTACAGCACTCTGCAACACAATATTTTTGATTATGAGTTTTAGGCTCAAACTCTTTCTTGCATGTTTGATTAGCACATATCATAGTCCAGCGTACGCCTCTATCTCTATGGTTCCCTCTTCCGCTTTCCAGCAGTCTTTTCTTATAGGGCAATTCTTGCATGAATAACTAGTTTTAATAAATGGCCTTACTGGAATCTCTCCTTCTTTAAAGTTATCCCAGACTTTGCATAACCATTCAAATAGGTTATCAATTATTTTTTTATTCTTTTCATTCATCTGAATAGGTATTAACAATATCTCTTGTGTATTTTTATTTTCATACAAAAAGAATGCTTCTTTAACATTTCTTAATTTCATGTATGTTAAAAGCTGAAGCATATGATTGCTTGATGGAGCCATTTCTGCCTGTCTGCCATCCCATACTTCTTGTTTAGCAGTTTTAATTTCACCTAAGACTTCTTCGTCGTTCCAGTTAATAACTAGGTCTATAAATCCCCTTATTGGAGGATATTCATTTGTAATTTCAATTTCAGTCTTTACATCTTTTAAAGAGTTTTGCTTAAATAAATCTGAAGATTGATTTGATATTAATTTCTGAAGTCTATCATGTGCTTGTGTTCCATATGCCATATTGGCTATTGCCTGTGCACCGTTGTTATCAATAAAATTTGCACCACTGAATGCCATATACCAATATCTAGGGCAATTGCCGTGCCCATATCCAAAGCTGCTAGGGCTAAATGATTTCTTTGTCATTTCTCCGTCTGGTCTTTTAGTAGCAAGATATGCGTCATCAAGCATTTTAGCAAACTCTTCTACGTTAAATTTACCATCATACTTTTTAAATTTTAAATTTTTTACTATTTCTTTAGCCATTATAACGAACGACATACTTGAGGGCATCCACAAGTTTATCTATCGACTCCTTTGCCGAATAATATATATTCTTTTTATTGTTGTTTACTGTTCCAGCTTTGTCTTTGGCAATAGTAGAGTATACAGAAGCCATCATAGAGAATTTAGTTGACATTGCTTGCAACTCAATAATTAAATGAGGAGCTTTTGCCGCAGGAACATCTGGATTCATTAAAAGTTTTACAACAATTGCCAAGGCCCTGTCCAGTTGCTCGTCTTTCATGTATTCATGCAGATCATTAAATTCAGTAATCTGATTAATTAATTCTAACGTATTTTTATCTTCCGCCATCTTTATACCTCTTATCTAATTTATTAATAAATAATCCAAATGGATATCCGATCACAAATCCTATTCCTATTCCCATCATCAAAATTGCAATAGTGTTCATTATATAATCCTTGTTACTAAAGCATAACCAATCCAGAGACCAACAATGCCCATCAATCCAGCAAATACTGGGGGCGCTGGAATAGGCAATTTAAATGCACTAAATACGCCACCAACCACTGCGCCTACCAAAGTTGTCATAACAATGTCTCTCATTTTTTACTATCCTTAGAATCTTTTTCTTTAGGCCATGGCCCTAGGTCAGCTTTAACTGTACCATCTTTTCTAAGTCTTACAATTCTTCCATTCTTAATTTGAGTGTCATTAAATGGATAGCTTGCTCTTCTTTGCCCACTAGACATTATTATTTTCCCAACATTCTACTAGTTGTTCAAGCAGTGACCATTCGATTACTGCAAGTCTCGTTTTGCTATTGTCTTTGCCAAGGACGAGTTTGAGTACAGGATATTTATCCCTACTAACCTTAAAAGTGTCTGTACATATTTTTGACCACATAGTTTGCGAAACAGAGATTGTTTTTTCGTACTCTTTATAATCCACCACAAAAGTTCGCCACTGAGCGTCACCCTTCTGATAATTACCACGTCCACTATTTTTTTGTTGTTTTGCGCCATCTCGTTTTGCTTCCGATCTTTCTGACATTATCCTACCTTAAATTGATTAGCGTGTCCATCTGGACACGTCCAAGAAATTATTAATGTGGCAGGGTCCCAGAAAGCTTCTTGAGCGTCTTTGTCACATTTACCACATGGCTTTATACCAGGGATGTTTTCTAATTCTGCTCTATGAATTATTTCTGGCTTGTTAAAAAACTCATTAAGATTTGGCATTTATTTCTTTCTTTAGCTTGTCGACGATATCTGGATTATCACGAAGGTATTGCACTGCCTTTGCCCGTCCTTGTAATCTTTCCCCATCCACGGTGTACCAAGCGCCACCTTTTTCCACGACTCCGCACATTTCGGCAACATCAAGAGTTTCTCCGACACCATCTACACCAACATTCTCACCTTGGTAGTAGAAGTCGTATTGCCCCGAAAGATTAGGGGGTGAGACTTTGCTGTAATCAACAATCCAGTTAACTGGTCGTCCGACTCTTTGTTCGATAATTTTGTCGCCAACTTTAACGCCAGCTTTAATAGCATTAGCCTCAGCTTCAGACGACCATAGTTTAACGACAGTGGTACTGAAGAACTTGACAGCCATTCCACCTGTGGGGATGTGACTAGCATGCATAGATCCAAACTGATTTCGTTGTTGTGAGATGAGAACAAGTAGTGTGTTTTTGTTTGCATAATTTAACATTTTGACTGCGTGAGTCATATCCTTTGCTTCAGCGCCGATCTGCTTAGTATCTTGCAGATCTTTTAATTCATTACCGTCTTTTTCAAAATAGATTGCAGGAAGCAATGCTGAAATAGAATCAACAACAATTAGATCTACATCCGCTTCCATTAGTTTAGTAGCAACATCAACCATATCATTTACTGTTTTGGCTGGAGAGTAAATTAATTTTTCTGAATCTACTCCTAATTGTTCTGCCCAAGCTGGATCATATGATGCTTCTGCATCAATCCATGCACAAGTCTTTCCTTCTTTTTGTGCTAATGCAATCATCTGTAGGCAGAAAGATGACTTGCCAGCAGACTTGTTTCCCCAAACAAGAACTTGACGACCATACGGCAAGCCTCCACGCAACGCCATGTTAAGACCTATGCTGGGCGTGGCCTGCTTGTGTACCTGCACTTCTTGTGCTGACTGAACTCTTGCTCTTGTTTTTGGATCTAGTTTTGCTAAGACATCGTCTAATACTATTGTCATTTATTTATCTTTTCTCTTTCTACCATTATACCATTTAGAACAGGTTGCCGTGAAGTCTTGGCCTGTCTTTATTTATATTTATTTTTTTATCAAGTATTTCGTCTAAGCTGTGCTCTACAGCATTGTTGTTTCTCATAGCGGCATACAGATCAAGCGTTCTAATAAGAATGTCAGCAATTTCTTCTACAATGTGTTCTGAACCTTTGCTTTTTCTTATTGCTTCTAGTACCTCTGTTACTTCAGAATGAATTAAGGCAAGCTTGTTTCCAACCTTATCATTAGAATAATCTCCGTCCCAAAATCCTTTTTCAATTGCAGTTTCATGCAATATTGCAGACAGGGCGTCTAGTCCATACTCTGTTAATATATCATTCTGATTCATTAGGTAGCTTTTCATCCATAGCATCATCAAAGTTTGCATTATACTCAAGCTCTTCAGGCTTAGGAAGTCTAAAAATAAAATTTGGTCCAGTCTCGTCGTAGTCTACGACAAGCTCTTTATCTTTATTGTTTGCCTCAAATAATGTTCTAGTAGGCACACTTACCTGACCAATAGTTTCCAGTATTGAGATCAGAACTTTGCTTGCCGTAAGCTGTGCCTGAACTTCATTAACATCAAACTCTGGTTCTTGTTGTATAGTAATTTGTTGTTCACTCATTTTATTTCCTTTATCATTAGGGTTCCATCGTCCAACTTGGACAGAACAGCCCTACAATTCATACCCTCTCGCATTTTTGCAAGGGACATCTTATACATACTTGGGAAAGCAATTGCACGTGTAAGATCTTTATCTTTATTAGACAAAATAATATGGCTCATTGTTTTGCCAGCCTTTGTCACATAAGGAGTAAAGTTTACCACAAAATACTCGTCTTCCGCAAGGTCATACTGCTTTCTATATAAATAATCTACAAATATATCTTTTGAGTTTGGATCTACATCAGATACTTTTATATATCTAGCAATTCTATTATCGCCTACTAAAACAAAATACATCTGTCCTGTTTCTATTTGAGTTTGCTCATTATGAAAAAGACCTATAGATCCTGTTTCATCTACAAGTTCTACTCTTGCCCAACCGTTTCCTCTTTTAATTGATTTAACCATTCCAAACATTACGAAAGAACCTAGGTCGTCAAACTCTTCGATTGGTCTGGCTTGAGCTTTGATCCTTGGAGGTATTCCTTCCAAATTAAATGTAGGTATACCTAAATATTCATAATAATTATCTTTTTCGTTACCAGTTCTTTTGTTATCATCAAATGCTGCTGCGCCAATTGCATTCAATGCTGATACTGCTCTACTGTTAATTCCACTGCCCTTCTTAGAAGCCTTGTCTATAAAATCTGAATAATTTTTAAACGGCCTTAGAGCAAGTATTTTATTTGCAATGCTGTCAGATATAAACTTAATTTCTGCTAATCCAAAAACAATCCTGTCTTCTTTTAAAGAAAAATATAGATCTGATTCGTTTATATGAGGCAAAGAAACACGAAGACCCAATCTTTTTGCTTCAATTAAGTATTCTGTTCTGGCGTCTTTATCATTTTCGTTTTTAAGAATTGAAAACATGAACTCAAGAGGATAATACTTCTTAAGCCAAGCAGTGTAATAAGATAGAAGGGAGTAAGCAACAGCATGACTACGATTAAAGGAATAGCCAGCGTGAGCCTCAAACATATGCCAAAGCGTCTCTGCTTGTTTCTTAGAAATGTGTTTTGAAGCCCCATCAATAAACTTATCCTTGAACTGGTCAAATTCTTTTGCATCTTTCTTTTTACCAATGATCTTGCGAACCTTATCAGCTTCAGACCAAGTCATCCCTCCTAAGTGTACGCAGGCTTGCATAACCTGCTCTTGATATATAATAACACCATATGTATTTTCGGTAAAAGGACGCATAATAGGATGAATATACTGTACTGCTTCTTCCCCATGCTTTCTCTTAATATATGAAGACCCCACAGTATTCATAGCTCCTGGCCTAACCAACGCATTTGATGCTGCTAAATCTTCAAACTTATCTACTCCCATTTTAATCAGGAGATTAGTATATGGGGTTGCTTCTGCTTGAAAAATACCCTTTGTATATCCATCGCTTAATGTTTTATATACAGAATCATCATCTAGTTTTAGTAAAGACAGGTCTATGTCTTTACCAGTTCTTTGCTTAATAGACTTTAATGTATCTGATATAACGGATAATGTTTTTAATCCAAGGGCATCTAACTTTATAAGACCTATATCTGCAACTGTATCCATGTCATATGCCACAACTGGAATTCTTCCAGACACTTTGTCCTGTGCGTCTTCACGAGATTCAATTGGAGCGTATTTTCTAATATCATCTTTAGCTACAACAACTCCTGCGGCGTGTACTCCAACTGATCTAATGCGACCTCTTAGTCTTTCAGCAAGCCACGTCACTTCTGGGTACTTCATTCTAAATTCTTTTGTGTTTGGAGACTCAAGATAATCTTCAAACGTATCAACCTGCTTTAAGGCACGGTTAACATCAGACAATGGCACCATAAATACACGAGCAGCATCACGAATAACCCCTTTATCCTTAAAATAAGTAAATGTAGAAATAGATGCAACGTGCTTAAACTTTTTCTTAAGATAATCTTTTACTTCTTTGCGTCGACGATCTTCAAAGTCTGTATCAATATCAGGAAAATCATTACGCTCAGGATTAATAAAACGGAAAAATAGCAAATCATATTTAATTGGATCTACATCTGTAATTCCTAGGGCATAGCAGACTAGAGAGCCTGCTGCCGATCCACGGCCTGGGCCAACCATTATGCCTTCAGTCTTAGCCCAGTTAATCATATCTGCTACTACCAGAAAGTAACTAGCAAAGTTTTTAGACTTAATAACTGATAGCTCTTCCTCTAAACGGGCCCTGTAGACCTCATCAGAAGCCTTCTGAAGCCTCTCTAAGCCCTTTTCAGCCAACTCTTGTAGTCTCTTATCAGCATCAGTTTTAGGAACTGGCAAAAGGTCTAATCCTCGATTAAAATCATATTCTTCTACCTTATTTGAAATTTCAATTGTATTTTCAAATATATCGGCTCTATTTATGCCAGCCTTTTTAAAATCAGACTCAATTTCTTCTCGTGACTGAATAAATAAATTATAATTTTGAAACGATATCTTTCTATCTGGATATAGATAATTTAATCTTTCTCCAATATCTTTAATATTTCTAGACATATCTATGTCTGCATCTTTATCCATTTTAGGGGATGTAGATAAAATAAGCATAGCTTCTTCTAGAACTCTATCCTCTTCATTAGCAAAATGAGCATCGCCAGTAGCAACCGCCTTAATTTTTAATTCGTCTGCTAACTCTAAAAGTTTTTCATTTATTTCTTTTGGATTGTGAGATTGGACCTCAACGTAAAAGTCTTTGCCAAAAGTTTTAGCAAAATCTTTGAGTATAAGTTTTGCTTCTGAGAATTCCTGTTTTTCAATAGCCTTACTAACAATACCATTAAGGCATCCACTAAGTACAATAATGCCTTCCGCATATTCTTTTAATATCTCTCTATCAATACGTGGCTTATGATAAAAGCCTTCGTTCCATGCTAGCTCTTGTAGTGCATGGATATTGTCTAATCCTTTTTGATTTTTTGCAAGCAAGATTATATGATTATATGCTTGAATTGATTTATCTGTTTTTGATGACCTGTCAAATCTATCTGTTGGAGACAGATATGCCTCAACTCCAAGTATAGGTTTTACTCCTAGATCCCTGCATGCTATCTGCATTTCTCTATGTGAAGATAAAGTGCCATGGTCTGTTATGGCTATTGCTGTTTGTCCAGCATCTTTTGCTGCTTGTACGAGTTCGGCAGGAGAGTTAAGCCCATCCATGAGAGAATAATATGAATGCACATGAAGATGTGTAAATGACATTAACTCTCCGCCTCTACTCTATTACCAGTCTACGCTGCTGCTAGATGCAGTAGTTTCGTCTGACTGTCCGCCTTCACCCATGTAAAAGGCTTCTTGTTCTGCATAAGGTACATGTCGTACTGCAGTTTTTTCTAGGTCATACAATTCTAGAGATGAGAAATCAAATGGTGACTCATCTTTTGCTAGAGGGATAATTGTATAACTTGTGTCTGTCTTAGAACCATTACGCTTGATTCTCCACATCAAGTTTGTAATGCTTCCCATTTCGCCAGCGTATTCAATTAAGGTAGGTGTAATTGTTTTGCCGCTAGTTCCTTGTGATAGGATTGCAACATACGGATCATTCTTTCCGTCATCAACTAGTACGTTGATATATAGGCGAGTTCTTGCCTTCCAACCAGCCTTTGGATCCTTGCGATGTTGTTCGTGAGCCCAATCTCGTCCTTCAGTCTCCATTGTATCAAGAGCCTTGCGACGGTAATCTTTTGGGTTTGTGTGCTCTAGTGCGATAAAACCGCATCCAAGCTTATCATTATAGTTTGGTGAATCTGGATCAAGCTCCTGTAGGAACCTAATTTTTACGCTTTCGCCGTCTTCAATCTTAAGCCAGCGACCTTTGTTTTCTTCTCCGCCTGAATACACAGGCTTATCAAGTGCTTTGTTGAGGTCCTTTAGACCCTTTACTATGCTCATTATTTCTCCTTTATAGTTGACGGTATAGATCCGTCTGTATTTTCATTATATCATGAGTTCCAGGATCTGTATTCAATGTCGGATACAGAATTTTTTATACAGGTCTTTATTTCTTCATCAGTCATATCACCTGCATCTTTTGCTTGATGAGGATATATCTTACCATATTCGTAAGAAGCCCACAAGATGTCTTTAAATTTTAATCTTTCAGTAATGCTTTTACCTAGCTCTCTGCCTGCCTGGTCTGCATCTGTCATAATAATAATTTTATTAAAATGTCTATTTAATATATTCTGCTGGTCTACAGACAGGAATCCACCTAGTGTGGCTACAACATTAGGAAATCCTGCTTGATGAATTCTAATTGCATCAAAATTTGACTCAACAACTATAACCTGATCACCAATCTTTTTTGCTCTGTGTATATTAAATAAAGTTTTGCTCTTTGCAAGATTAGTACTATTTTTAAATGACTTGCCCTCAATAGATCTTCCAACTAGTCCTATAGGGGTTCCGTCTGGACTGTGAACTGGTGTTGTTACCATGTTCATATTGCTAGAATATCCTAGATTAAAGTAATCAATAGAATCTTGATTAATACCTCTTGAATTTAAATAAGCAATTGCTTCATTGCTTACCTTTATATTGTTGTGTAACTTATCAAGAGTTTCTTGTGAAAACTCATCGAACTCTGGCTTCTCTTCAAATAGATTAGACATGATGTCATCAAAGTTATTTAAAACTTCTGTTTCTTGTGCGGATATAAATCTCATTGCTTCAAAGTCATTTTTATGTAACACTCTTCTTACCAGCTCAATTAGTGTGCCTGACTCTCCGCATGAAGGATTAAAGCATAGCCAAGCACCTGTGCTTTTATTAATGCAGCAAGAAGCTGTGTGTCTGTTGGAATGAAATGGGCAGTAGAACATAACCTCATTACCTGGTTCCGCCGTAATATCAAGACCTAATCCCTTTATGATTGATTTGATATGGTTGGGCGCATACTGCGTGGAATCAATTTTCCTTGCGTTATACCCTCTGACTGCCATGCCTTTTTCTTTCCTACGTATACTCCGTAAAGTGTCATTAAGAACACCCACGTTTGACCATCGAATTCTACAGAAAAGTTAGTGTCTATGTCAAGAACCCTTGCATAGCCTTTGCCTCTCATGTCATGAGTTAACAAGTTTTCATATTGATACTTTAATCTTGGGATTCCAGCATCGTCATCGAACTCAACTCTTACTTGAAATCTTTTGATCTGCTTGTGATTCATTTTGGAATGGATTCTCGTAAATTTCTTTTACAATGCCTCGATTAATATCCCAATCTAAATAGAAATTAAAATCATGACCATGTCTATTTTTTCTAGAAACAATTTCAATCATATTTGTTTGTGGGTATCTATGCACAGCAAGTGCCATATCTGCATCGTACTCGATAGCCTTTGACCAAGCAACTTGACTCATCATTGGCGGATTGTCCTGGTCCGATATATCGTCTGCCGTTGCAGCGGTAATGTCGATAATCGGAATATTATTTGACACAGCAAGCATCTTGAATTCACGAGAAACATTTCTATTTCTTTCAACTTCAGAATTGCTGCGCTTATTATCGTTAAATAATTGATGATAATCTAAAATAACTAAATCTGGCTTATGCTGATCTATCTTTCCTTGTATTGTTGCAGGAGTTACTTCTGCAGCACCTTCATTTGAAACAAGAACAAAGCTATTTTTTCCCTCAAACTTTTTATTACCCCATGATCTGAAATCGTCAATGTTAATATCTCCTTTAGACAAATCTGAGGCACGGAATATTCCAGATCCTAACATTGTAAAGATACGGTCACGCATATTTTCAGGAGACATTTCAAGAGAAACAATCATTGGCTTGAAGCCTTGCTCCCATGCTTTACATGCTAAATATGATGTAAACCATGTCTTACCACGACCTGGCCAACCAATAGCAACAATTAAATGTCCAGGGGCCATTCCTGTAGGATATGCTTTATCTATAGCGCTAAATCCAGTAAGGATTCCTGGGGCACCGCCCATTACAGATGAACGCTCTTTAACTGCCTCATAATGTCTAGCGGCATTCTCTACGTCAATGATGTCTAAGTCACGAACATTATTTGTAAAACGACTTAAGTTAGCAAGGTCGCTTTGCATTTGTGCAAGTACTCTAGAAGCAGCATCTTCTTTTAATGCTGAACCCCCACGTATAATAATAGACTTTAATTTGCCAGAGATGTATTCGTTTTTAAGTTGATCTAAATAGTATCCAGTTTCTGCTTTAACTTCTGTAGGTTCAAAATCTTTATGACGCTCAACTAAAACGCCTGCTTCTGGTACAGCTTTAAACTTATAATAGTATGACTTCAAGCTTTCCCAAATATCTCTATGGGAAATAAATAGCTCGTCTACATTTTCGGCAAGTAGTGTGCTGATATCTTTATTTTTACATACAGCAGATATAACAGTTGCTTCTATATTCACTCTTCGCCCTCAACCATTCTTCTTGTTTGATCCAGCAGTATGCTGCGATTAATCTTGTCTTTTTCAATCTCTTTGTGCAATACATCTATCTTGTCAAAATTATTATAGAAGAAATTTAAAGGATGGCCTAGCTTGTTAGTAGAAAAATAATAAACAAGCAGCTCCTTAGCACGGTCATATCCTACACTATCTATGACGTCTTGCATAGCCCACTTTTCACGAAACTTATTAATGCGTGGTTTCTTGTCATACTTTTCTTTGTATAAATTCTCATACACCCCAATAAGTACGTAGGGAGCTCTCTCATTTGCCACGCTTTAGCTCTTCCTCTACCTCTCGTGTTTTCTGCACAAGCTTATCTTCTACAAACTTATAAACACGCTCTGTTGCTAAATCAACATTTTCTCCAGCCCTGACATCGTCTTCTACGCCTATGCCAATCTTTATGCTTTCGTAGTTACCCAAGTTTCTAGTAAAAGACAAATCAACCTTTACCTTCGTTGTCACTTGTGTTCCGCCTTTCTATGTCTTGAGAGCGCATCGTGTCCAAATATTCCCCAGCGCAATTCTATTTCTTTACTGCATATACTACATACAACAACTCTGCTAGCCATTATTCCGCCTTCCATACTGGTACAAAACCGTTATCGGTCTTAGTATACAATATAATGTTGTGTTTGAAAAGACCTAATAATTCTGCCTTAGAAGGTATATTGCTTGAATGTCCAGCATCTAATATATATTGGTGTATGTCCAATATGTCCGATTCGCTAAACAAATATTTAGACCAATTTTTATTATCTGGATTACTAATTGAATATATCTTTTTAGGCTGGCGCACCTTGCCTTCAAGAATATAATCTTCAATTGTAATCCTATGTTTGTTTAACATAGAAGAAACTTCAGATATAGAATATGCTTTTGACATATTTTTTTCAACCTGAGAATATGAATACAGAACTCTTTTTTTGCTTTCATAGTGCCAGGCAATAACTTCATCTTTAGACCTTGATGCCTTAAGAACTTTATGTATTTGATCGTTTAAGAAGAAATACCGTAGTTCTTTGAGTTTTGATTTTCTACGTTTTCTAGCCATCTGCCAAAAGCACTCGTTTCTTTATTAATCATATTTCTTTTGCCACATAGTATGCAAAACAACTCAACATGTAGTTTTTGAGAAAAAACTCTATCAACAAAAACTCTTCCATTACATTTACCACAAGTCATCATAGCTTAAATAACTTCCCATCTACCACACAAGAATAATCTGGTGATACGTGGATCATCTGAATGTGTGGATATTCTCCATTTTCAATATGAGCAATAGCAAAACCTTTTTGCCAGTCGTGGTGCTGAGTATACTTCATTCCTGGACCCTTTTCATCACACATATGTCCAATCTCATAGCCTCTTAATGTTTCACCATTACCGTTATTTCTTAGCTCATAAGTTACCATGTGTGAAGCAATTCTATGGGAGTGACCACGAATTAAAGATACCTGCATGTCTTCCATATCTTTTCTAACTGATCCTGTAGCAGAAATTGAAATTCCATGATGGACATGGATATCTCCAAATCTACGTTTAGGTAAAGAGTCGTAATATATATATTCATAGCCTAAAGAATCAAGAGACCAGAGAGCTTCTGGAGTTACCTCGTTAATATAATCTGGCAACTTAGAATCTACATAGTTAAAGATTCTTACATCGTGATTACCTAAAGCTGAAAAAAGTTGAGCGTCTGGAAGCATGTCTCTTGTTTTAGCATAAAAATCTCTTGCACCTTTTGCTTCATGACGCATTGTCGGAACAATTAAATCTTTACTGTCTGTCTTATGAAGATTTAAAAATTCTGCTGAACGACCTTCAGTATATTTGCTATAGCATGCCTGATCGTCAGTGTCGCCCAGATAATCTACAACATCTGGCTTAAACCATTTCATTACCTTAAACCATAGTTCGATCATCTTGTCATCTTGATATGGAAATTGCTGATCAGATGATAGCATCCATTTTAAATCGTTTGTCATTAAATACCTTAATACGTAAAAAGTCGCAGGCATGCGACTTTATGTTACAGTAATTGTAACATAATGTTTTGGATTGTCAATACCTATTCTGTTAAACTTGCAGTATTTCCTGAAGCAGTCCAATGGATCTTGGCTGTTGTAACAGACTTAGTTCCTTTTGGAGCTCTGCATACTATATTAAACTTATCTTTACTTGCGTTAATAATATACGGAGTATACAAAGCCACGTCTGCGGATGCAGCATATTCAATAGTAACATTAATTGTTGGTGTCTCAATAAATCCTATTGTAGAAAAGTTTACTGAAAAAGACTTCATGTCTGTTTTTAAAGTCTTGCCAGCAATGATCCCGCCAATTGTTGTGTTTAATCCCTTTGCCTCAATTACCTTTCCACCATTAATTGTTGTGCTTTCAATTTTAACTGGAGTAACAGTTTCGCCTTTAGCAATAATATTAATATTCTCAACAATTTTACGCAAGACGTCAGCTGTTACTGGATCACCATCTCCGATGGTTACTGGTGTTAGGTTATTAAAGGCCATTTTTACTCCTCAGTTTTTTTTAATGAATTTAATTCATCATTAAGCGTTGTAATTTCTGCTCGCAAGACAGCAGACATTGTCTCATATTGTGAGACAATTTCGCCAATTCTTTGCTGTAAAGCGGCTATGATTAAATCAGTTTTTTCTGTCATTATATACCCTTCAGTGTATTTACTTCTTCTTGTAATGATTGTACCATATTAGATAGTTCTTGTACAGCCTTTACTAGTGGGGATATAAATTCAGCATATCGTAAATTTTGTCTAGAGTCTGGGTCAGTATGATCGTCTAGCACCCAGCCAGCAAATGAATCTCCAACGCCAACGGAATCCAAAGCTTCCTTGACTTCTTGAGCAACAAATCCATAATGAGATCTTATACCCTCTCTAGAGGTTGTTTCAATAATATCTTTTCCGTTTTCATCTTGTCCTATAACTTTAGGAACTAAAATTGGTTGCTCTTCTTTTTCATCTCCTACCGTATTAATTATCTGTACTCCTTCCTCCATTACTTCTTTGATGGAGGTTTCTTTCCATTTATACGATACTGGCCTCAATAGTTTAATAAAACTTAATCCTAAATTAGAATCACTAATATCTTTTTTAAGTCTTTCATCAGAGCTGTTTATGGATGTATCAACTGCCCAAACATCTGTCCATCTTCTTGATGACAAACCTAAAGATTGACCGTTATCTGTTCTTGGAGACCAGTCTGATGTTACTCCATAGCCTCCAGATACTCCGTATCCATTTAAATATGCATCTGCGCTGCCGTTTATATAATATGTTGTTCCATTAGCAAAATATGCATTGCTGGCTAAATACAACTGATTCCAGCTGAATGAAGAAGTTCCTAAGCTGTAACCTGCATCAGACCAGGGGTAGCATGAGGTTGTCCATCCAGAGTTCGATGAGCTTGCATGGCCAATGGCCTTAATAACCATTGTGGTGACTCCGCCTTTGGATGCATTTGTATTTATATACCCAGTGCTTCCTTCATCTGCGCCAATTGTGATAGTTCCACCAGTTATTGTTGCTCCAGTAACGTTGCCAGCAAAAGTTGCATTTCCGTCACTAGCAATTGTAAGTTTAGGAACTCCATTATTCCATGCTAATATTCCGTCTGCATTAAATGTAATTCCACTATTAAATCCATTATTGCTTTGAGCGCCTTTATATACAGTAATTCCTGTCGTATCAATTGCTGTTAAGTTTCCAGTGCTGTTTGCTATTGCATACGATGTTGCATTTAACTTACTGTTTAAATCTGTTTTTGTTGCATATGCACCATTTGTTCTTTTTGTCCATGAACCAGTCCCAGCCGCACCAGCTGTATATATTTCATTGTTGTCTCCGCCATTAACCCACAAATCTCCAGCACGGTTTGCGGAAGGAGCGGTGCTATCACTTGTATAAAAAGTTGTATTTTTTGTTGCTAATCCGTTATTAACAATTGTTGAAACTTGACCTGAAGTTTGATAACCAGCATTTTCTATGTTTGTTACTCTACCTGCTATAGCTGTTACATTTGCAGCCTGAGATGTTGCTGCTGTTTTTACGTCGCCTAAAGTACCTCCATCTGATAATGCTGATCCTACACTCAGAGTTCCAGAGAAGCTTGAGTTTCCAGATATCACAGCTCCTGACGCATATAATACACCTTCTTTTGTAACCTTAAATGGTGCAGTAGATGATGAATTTCTTCCAATCCACATTCTATAGGTAGCATCGTTTGCATCAAGTCTAATAATATTATCTGTCCCAGAGGAACCCAATTCAATGTACCCTGTACTGTCTAGTCTTGCATTGTTTTTTGCTAGCTGGGTGCCGCTTAGTGTCCATTGTGCAATTTGTCCTTTTGTTGCAGTCATTAACCCATCTGAGGACTGAAGCTTAAACGTTTCACCACTTGCATCGTACCCAAAAATACCTTCGCTATTAAATCTTACTCTAGTTCCACTTGTAGGGGATGATCCAGCATACAATGTACCGCTTGTTGTTGAGCCGTCTGGTATTGCTAATTGAACATTGCCTGTAAACTTTCCACCTGTGGCATTAATATTTCCAGTTAAATATAAGTTAGTTCCATTCCAGTACATGAACTCAGTAGGATTTCCAACTCTAAATTGTCCTGTTGTAAGCCAAAAATTGTTACCTACGTTTGTTGTAGATTTATTTAAAATTATTCCATGATAAGTACCTGAAGTTAAACTTGGACTTGTAAGTGGATCTGTATTTAAATTAATAGATTGAGATATGCCTGTTCCTATTTTAAATAAATCCTGTGATGCACCTCCAATTGCAATATAAGACTTTAGTCTAGCTAGGGCTCCCGCTGCTGTTCCATCTGCATCAGATGCTATAAATGTACCAGATGCGGCACCTGTCCAATTTACAACATCGTATGGTGTTGTAGATGCTACTTGATAATAATATGTTGTATTTGGTATTAATCCTGTTGCCGTAAAAGATGTTGTTGCTCTTCCAGATACGGATGCGTATTCCCATAAAGGTGTTGGTACGCTTGCTGGATTATCTGTAGACCATCTAATAGCATAACCTGCAGTTTTAGTATCTGTAGACTGAGCCCATGTAATATTTGATACAAGACTAAATCCACTTAAATCTTTCGGATCAATAGATGCTGAAGCAGAAGTAGAGCCTGGATTTGCAACAGTAAAAGTTGTATCTGGATCAGCAGTTTTTATTGTTATTGGGCCAGCTACTGTTCCCTTTTTATGAGCTTCCCTAAATATATCTCTATGAACTACATAAACCCATTTATTGTTATAATCAGAAGTAATAACACTGCATTGATTATCAGTTCCAACAAATACAACTTTAGATGACGAGTTAAATGAATTTGTATCACTTTCATATACAATAGTGTCACCATATGTTTTAAATGTTGGTTTATCCCATGATACCGTGTAAGAAGAAACTCCTCCTACCGCCACAACATTTGTTGGTGCTTCAGACAAATCTGGTATTGTTAATTCAATTGAGTATGTTGCTGAAGGTGGTCCAACTACTGGGGTTGTTTGAGTATCATCTGGATTCTTATAGTAATAATTAAATACAAAATTATATTTACCTACAAGCTTTACTGGCAAGTTTTCAATTGTGACAGAATATGAATCTTTAGACAACACACTATTTGACGTATCTACGCCTTGTGCATTATTTTGTAAGTCTGGTGTACCTACTACTTTATCGTCTAAGCCATCGTAGTCTGGTCTCATTAGAACGTCAATCCTATTCTATACTCAATATCCATTTCTCTGCCGTAAGATTTAGATATTGCATTTGTTAAAACAGATCTACTAATAATAGAAGCAGAAGAATTAAATGAATCTTCATCATTTATTCTAAGTCCGTCAAGAAGAACGGTAGTGCTTCCTGAGCTTTTAGCCTGAGCCCCTACAGAAACCTGTATAATAGATTCTGCATCTGGAGTTCCTGCCCCATATCCTGATGCATATAAATTGTCTAATGTTTTTGCAACAATCTTATTGTCTGTAGATGAGTCTCCAGGGTATCTTATTTCAAAATAACTATTTGTTGTGCTATAAAATCTTACAAAAACATAATCAAGATTTGTGTCTTGTTGTTTAAAAGCTAAGGTTAAGCTATCATTCTGACTGTAACCAGAGAGGTCGAAGTTTGTCAATAAATTATATTTTGTAGACTGGTTTGCAGGAGATGTTAAGCTAAACCAGGTATTTCCTATTCTTGGAGCTGGAGAATACGTTGTTACTGCTGGAGAACCTGCATCATTTAGCCAGCTAAGATTGTTTTCAAATGTAGAAATAAATCTACTTGAATAATCTGTGTTGCCTTCTGTTGCACTTGCAAACAAACCAACTTCTTTTATGCTTCCGACAATATCTGTTGGCAATGTTGTTTTATATACTACTGCATATGTAGATGCCTGTGTGCTTGGATTTGTTTGAATATCTATGCTTCCCAAACTAACTGCTGATCGATAAAATTCAAAATCAAGTTGAGTGTTATTTACAGATGGAGTACTGTTACCTATTCCAACTGCTATGCTTTTATTGTCAAAAGTAACTGCTCCAGCAAGATAAGAGGTTAAAAATCTTTTACCAAATCTTGTTAGTATGTTTGACTGCTTGCATATTTCTTTGCCATTTTCATAAAAAACATATTCTCCTACGAGATTCATTTTAGCCTCCCTTTCCATATACACCAATTACATCGTCTCCGACACTATTTTTAACATTAAAAATAAATCTTGCTCTTGGTATATTTTTTTGATCAAAATATATTTCAGATTTTACAACTGTAATATCTTCAAGGTTTGGAGCTTTTAGCTTATCCTTATTTGGATCATCTTCTTCGCTTTCATTATCATCTCCAATATTTACTTCAAAAGTAAATTTATCTTTTGGAAGTGTAGATGCTGCACCTTCATCAAGCTGAAATGTAAAAGGATCAACAAGGTCCCAGTGTTCCTTTTTAAGTACCTTGGTTAGTGGGTCATCTTCGAAAAGCTTTAGCTTTGGGTTGTTTTTTGCCATATTAACATTCTACCATTTCAGCCAACATAAATCGACCTACATAAAATCTTTGTTGATGGTCCATCTACCCAGTCGTGATTCATGTCAAGCACTATATATTTGCCTGCTGAAAACCCTGAAGGAATAGAAGAGTCTTCGCTAGAATACAGTCCAGCTTTAGGATATGATATTTCTACTACGTCTCCTATTTGTAAAAGCGGATTAAAGAAAATAGACATTTCAACAATAGTTTGTTGTTTTGACCATTGGGTTTTCATCCATTCAGCCAAAGCTTTTGCTTCTGATTCTTTTTGTATCCAATTAGAGTCAAAAGCAAATTGCTCTTGTTTTTCTTCTTGGGTAAGATTAGGATCCATGTATTCAAATGAATCTGATTTTACTATACTGTCACCTATAACCTTAAAGAATTTTGTTTCTCCGTCGCTCAACATCGTATAAGTTCCAGAGTTATTCATTACGTATGCTTCCATGGTAAATGCATCAATATTTGAACCAATAATTGTTGCAAAAGGATTCATGGTTATAACAGGGTACCTTGGTATAGCTGGAGTATTATCTCCAGATGTTATTCTGGAAGAAATTTTAATTATCTCTCTTGCTACTGGACCAAACTCTTCCATATACCCAATTTCTTCTGTAACAGAGCTTTTTGAAAGCACAAAGTTAGAAAACTGCTTTACAAGAAATGAATTTTGTCCTAAATATCCTTTATACGGATTATATACCTCTTTAGTATTAAACTCTTCATCTGTTATGGGAGAGGTATACATATAGTCATATCTTACTGTTCCTATTCCCGCCACCAGTCCAGCAACGTTTGTGGTTGCTATAGGATCTTTATCGATTGCCAATATCTCTGTATTATCAATCATAAGTTTAAAGGTTTTAAATGTTTCTGTATTATTTGTAGTTGTATTAACCTTTAATTGAATATTATACATTTTGCCGCCCTGAATACTTTGAAACTGATTTTGATCAGTTTGGCTATCAGGAAGGGTTGTTGCTACCCCATTTACGACCTTAATAATCTTAACACATCTTTCCTTAAGGTCTCTAGCTACGGCGCTCTGTACTGGCTCTACATGGACGATATAACCTGTTGTATGAGCAGCATTAAGACATACAGCCATTCCGCCTACGCATATCTGATTTCCACTTGATGTACCATCTGAATTTTTAGCAATTGGAAAATACATGCTTGTACTTACAACAAAATTATTATATCCAGATTGAATAGTTTTTGCTGTTGTGCTGCTAATAGTATATTTGGTTGGTGATGTAGCGGTAGGAGTTGCTGTTATTAAAGAATTAACTGTCAGCATAGATCTTGGAGTCTTAAGACCATTTGAATCTGTTGACTCTAGCGTCATTAAATTATTATTTAAAGTTGTTGTTTTAGCATCCTTATCGTACACATAAGTTGACCATCTTGATTTAATTGCTGCAAGATTAACTTCATGTGTTACTGGAGCTGGTAATAATCCAAACGCATTTCTTTGTTTAATTCTAAATTCACCTGTTGGCTTAAATGTTCCTGGTTGAGAAAGACCTTGATATTTAGCTATGTCTACATCTGATGTAATCCACTGTTCTGCTGTTGTACTCTGACCAGCTAGCTGATAAATATATTTAATTGCATCAAATTCTATAATTTCTTTATTAATTAATAAGAAGCCAGCCTTTTGATAAAATACATGGTCTACTGCTGATTCATATACAGAAACAGGCTCTGTAAATATTGACCCACCTGCTCCAGTTGATGCATCCAAAGTTTTAACGAGTGCCGCTGCCCCTAGCTTTATGATTCCTGATTCATAAACTGGATCTGCTGAATATGTATATTGAGATGTAAGTTGTGGTGTGTACCTAACTTTAACTGCTTTTGCAGATGGAACAATAGTTTTTTTAAGGTCTATTATATTTGGAAGATTTTCTCCACTAGTTCCTTTTGCATCATATCTAAACTTAAATACTGAGTCTTTATTTTGAAATAAATATTCTCTTGTGTAAAACTGAAGAACATCATATTCATCAAAAACAGCAATCATTTGAGTATCATTACATAAGTCTTGAATGTGTTGCCACATTGTCTTTGTGCTATCTGTATAATAAAACATTGGTGTAACAGTAGAAGAATCTGTTGTAGCAGTATTAAAATTATAATTAGTAAACCCTACACTATCAAGTAGCCTTCTTATAATTGCTTGTGATGAGTAATCTCTCATAAGAATATCTGGAGCCATAATTTTTTGTAGGTATCCTGCGCCATCTAATGCTGATATGCTTATATCGCCATACTCGCTTAGGCTAAATTCTTCTGTTGAATAAAACACTCCATAAGGAATTTTATCTGAATTTTCAATTGTAATAAAAGGCTCAACGACTATATTTTTATACAAATTTATTTTATTTTTATCAAATGGAAATGTTTTGTCATAGACAAAACCTGTGCCGTCATAACAATTTAAATCTAGGGAGAGTGAGTTTGCTGTAACCATTCCAACTGGTGTTATGCCGTCAGATGAATTTGATGACTGTTTTCTAACATCAAAAGTAACTAGTCTGTCTGTAACATCTTTTACATACTTAGCTGCTATTTCAATTATTCCCAGGTACTCGTTTGCAATGCTAACTGATGTAACCTCAACTTTTATTTCAGATATGCCTACTGGTTGAGATGGCACAGCAAATTTTGTTGTAGTCCATTGTGCGCCATCGTAGTATAGATCTACAACACCATTGTTTGGAACAACAACATTAGTTGCAATTGTTGATTCTACTCCACTTAAATTTTTTATCTTGACAGTCCAAGCAGTTGGCTTTGAGTGTGAAGTTTCAAACTTAATTGTTATTTTATTTGATGCAGCTGTTTTAGCAACTGGATATGCTACTGTCAACATGCAGCCAGACAGCGATGTTCCAACCGCTCTCTTACTTACCCAATATTTATATTCTGTTTTTTCTCCTGGGTAATAAAGTCTGTATGTTTGATTTGTTGAAGTAGAATAAACTGTTGGATACTGATTTACACTATTATTAAGAATTAAGTATTTAATTCCAGCCGACTTTGGTCTTCTTGGATCAATTATAGACTTGACTGGGAAAAGTTTTTTAAAAGGTAGCGTATCCCCCGAAGATGATGTAACATCTGTTGACGCTGTAATATTAACGCCATCAATTAAATCGTTCATATTATACTCAAGCCAGCATCCTGGGACAGAAGTGTATGATATAGATTTATTTATAGCATTAAGTGCAGATGTATACCCAGATAGCATTATACTTCTTCCAGACCTATGCTGACATCCCAAAATTCTTGAGCAGCATCTGATGACTTAGACTTAACATTTCTTTTTACAAGTGTATGACTACACTCAGAAAATACAACATTAATAACTTCATCTCTTGCAGTAACTGCATTATAAGAAATTTTTAACTTAAAAGAACCTTTCCCCTTGTTATGATAAAAAGTTTTTAAATCTACTGCTCCATATCCACCATCTATTGTCATTGAGCTGTATGAAGGTAGCATGCGCCAATTTGTAGAAATTGTTTTTTTGTCAGCAGTAAATAGTTTACGCATAGTTCCATTTGCCATTCTTTGCTGTTTTTCAATTCTATTATTTCCTATACTTACTGGCTCTCTGTTGTGCTCAGTTAATTTAGTCCATGTCGGATTGTCGTCAGTTGATGTATCTATATATAATACAGAACCTACTGGTAATGTTATTGCCATTATGACCTCCTTGGACCCATTTCTGAAATAGATCTTCTATTTCCTTTTTCTAGAACTTCTATCGTGGCTGTTGTAACTTTTCTTACTAGAGCATCCATATTCTCTCCTTCAGACTGCATAATTGTTTGGTTTAAAACAATTGGCTGTTGAGGTGTTGATTGCGCTGCCAGACCTGCAAAACTCTTTTGTCCAGACTGAACATTGTATGTTGGAGTTGCATATGGAATATTATTTAAGTCTGGAATAACCATATTACCATACAGTAATTCTGGACCCTTATCTCCAACTATAGTAGGAACTGTTGGATCTATTGATGTAATTCCATATCCAGCTTTTACTACAGAGAATCCAGCATATCCAGCTTCTCCTGTAACCCGCCATCTTTGTCCATTTTTATCTGTAAATGTAGAACCTACCCACGTTCCAGTTCTATCCCCAGCTCCTCTAAATTGTTTTTTAGCTCCTGACTTTTCTAATTCTGATGCTGTTACATATGTTCCTCCAGCATACTGACCAGACTTCTTTGGGTCATCAGAAAACTTAACTGGAGTTGCTGGTGTAGGACCTGCTGAGGCTTTCATGTAATCGATATAATCTTTTCCGCCAATAATAAGCCTATCTGCAGTTATTGACTTAGATGCTAGATCTCCTGCTTGGTTTGGCTTGCTAGAACCACCATTTGGCAAACCATACCATTGACCATTAGCACCCTTCTTTGGCCCCAAATTAACTCCTGCGGCTTCTGTAGGAGCAACTAATCCCGCAAGCAAATATTTTCCAGTCTCGGTTTTTCTAAAGTCTGCTTCTGTCATTCCTGGATTTTCATCTAAATATTTTACAAGATTTAAATTATAAGCAGTTTGAGCAGCATTTAAACCATCAATAGTTTTATTTAGTGCAGCTATCTTTTTATCAAGTGTTGCTAGGCTCTCTCCAGCTGTAGCTGCTGCATCTGCAAGCTTTTGATTTGCTGCATTAATCTTTTCAATTTCAGCAATAAGAGGAGCATTTGCTTTATCTCTTGCTGCTTCAATTGCTCTTGTTTGTCCTACTGTTTGAAGATTTTGTACAGCAGACTCATATCTAAGTCTTGCTTGCGCTGCCTGTTCTGTATTGCCAGTAGACTCTGCAAACTGTAATTCAAGTCTTGCTGACTCCATTTCACGATTAAGATCAGCATCTTCTTTTGCTGCATTAAGAGCCTTTATACGTGCATCAGCTAATTTATTTGTAGCATCAATCTGCTTTTGAAGAGCTTTAATTCTATCTCTTGCAGATATTTGATCTTTAACGTTTTGTCCCTTTGCTTGAATTGCAAGTTTTTCTCTTTGAGCCTGTAGCTTTCCTAGCGCAGAGTATTCATCAGCCAAAGCCCCGCCTGCTGACTTATTAGCATCAATAACCTTTTGCTGTATAAGCATTCCCATGTTATACAAGGCTTGAGTTTGAGCAGCGTTAAGTTGAGAAAGATCTCCTTGTAGTCCTAAAGCTTGTAGTCTTAACTTTTGCCATACGCTTACTACTGTATCTGATGTATTGGCAAGCTCTTTAATTGCTGGATTAGCTTTTGCCATTTCTTTAATGGTTGCTGCAGTTAAAGTAGTTTGTTTGTACTGGCTCTGATTCAAATAATCCATCATTTGAATTTCAGCTTGGTACATACTAATTTTTTCAGTTTTTCCTGTTTTATCTTTCTTTGCAGCATCTTCGCTCTTTTTAATAATTTCTTCGATTCCAGCGTCTACTGCGGTTAATGCAGTATTTAATGCCGCTGCTTGTGACTGAGCATTGCCAAGTCTTGCTGCAGTGTTATATGACTTAAGTGCACCCATAGCGGCGCCTTTGGCATCTTGCATAGCATTAAAATCTTTGTTTTGAACAGTAGCTGCAGCTGCCATATCTGCATTTTTAGATAGAGCAAACATTGCATAAATTTTCTTTGTAGCTTCATCTGCAGACATTCCCGCAGCAATAAACTGTTGTTTAAATCTAACTGCCAAGTCGCCAAGCTCTGCTTTTTTAGTAGAATTAATTAATTTAATTTGTTCATCAAAAGCACCCTTAACTTCTTCTTTAAGCTTACGATATTCAGTAATAGTCATCTTGATAGGTATGCCTGCTTGAGTCATACTTTCGTATGCAAGCTTATTTGCTTCCATTAGGTCTTTTGATCTTTGAATGCTGTCTTTAATCTTTTGATTATAATCTACAAACTTAATTCCTGCTTTTTGAGCAGCTTCTGCTGTAAGTCCGTACCCTAAAGCATTAAGTTTTTGTTGTTCTTGATATTTTTTAAATACAGTAAATCCTGCAGTTAATGCAGTTGTTATTCCAGTAATTGCTAATCCTAATGGAGTAGCTGACGCAAGAACTCTTCCAAGAACTGGACCAAGCTTTGACATAACAGCTCCTGCTTGAGAACCTGCTTTACCCATATTAATTAAATTAGCTGAAGTTTGAGCTAATGGTTTAAGTGTTGATGTTGCAGATTGAGGAAGCTTGCTTGTAACACCTCTTGTCATTCCGCTCATTGCACCCATAGGAAGTAAGAATGGAAGGATGTTTGATACATTGCTTATTGCAGCTCCAGGAGTTCCTCCTACCTTGTCGCCCAACATATTGCCAAGCAAAGGTATTCCCATCGCTGCTAATAGTCCTGCTACTAAACCTCCTCCACGATAACCCTTAACTGGACCACCATTTGCATACCCCATTGGGCCGTTGCCTGAACCTACGTATCCACCTGAAGCATATCCTCTTCTCCACTTTCTATCAAGCATTTTACTTTCATAAGTGGTTGGAACACGTCTTGTATTTAATCTTCCGCCTAATAATCTAGGATCTGAAAGTATTCCCTTTCTAAACATTTTACTTCCACCAGTTGTTACTGATTGCTTTTTACCAGATTCGTCTGTTATAACTACTGTTGTTTTTCCACCTTTTCCTGAAGCAGATGTTGGGCTAGTATAAAAGAATGGATCAGAACCTGAAGCAGCTTTAGCTTCAGCAGCTGTCATAACTGGAAGATCTTGTCCACCTGTGTATGCTTTAAAACTTGCTGGCCTAAATCCTTTAGGCATGTTTGCTATTGTCATTGCTGTCTTAAAAGATTCTCTTTCTGACATAGGAAGAGTTCTAAGAGTATCTTTTCTTGCAAACTGATAAATTTGTGCTAGTGCGTCATCATGATAGACTCTGCCTTCAGACAATCCTTTTGCTGCTTCAAGAAGTCTTCTTTTAAATACTTTTTTCTGTGCTTCATTTAATCCTGGAAGATACCTAAATAACCTATCGTTTCTTGCAGCAAGAGCTCTAATTAATTCAGATCTAGTTAGTCCTCTTTTACCCATTCGTAATGCTTGGTTTTCTTCTGGATAAAGCCCAAGTATATTTCTGTCAAAAACTTCTACTGGATGATTTGGAAGTGCTCTTGCAAATGATTCTGTTCCTTTAGGAAGATGTTGTCCATAAACATCTGGTAGTTCATGTGCATACATCGCCATTGGAAGGCTTGCATGTGCTCCAACTGGGCCCCTCGTCATATCAATCTTTAGATCATTTAGTTTATCTAAGAGAGGAACACCTAGCTTATCTACAGCTTCTTTACGTAGTACATATTCACCCTCAGTAAGCCAAGCTGGTACTGTGTCTGTTCCGCTTGGACCACCGCCAGCCATATAGACTGGGCCACCAGTTGCCATACGACGTGGGCGTGTTGTTTCAATGCTGTATGGAGCACCAAATGTTTTTACCTTAAGATTTTGTGCAATTCTATTTAGTAGACCTCTAGTTCTTCCAGGTCTAGCTAGTTCTTTCATATTACTTTTGCCAGTAACTGGATCAACTACTGGCTGATTAAGCAATGGAACATTTGTAAGATTAATACTTCTTCCTTGAGCTCCTGCAATATCTGTTGCTGCGCCAGCCATCATGGCTTCTATCTCTGCATTTAAAGCAATTATTTTTGATCTTGCTTGGTCTACACTTATTTTTCCAGCCTGTAGGTCAGCAACTATTGCAGCTGAGGCTTGTGCAGCGTTTGCAGTTAGCTCTGTCATCTTTGGCAACAAAGCTTGATAAGAGTCGGAAAGTTCTGATGTAATTAATCCTGTTCGCCCTACTTCTGTTTTTAATGCCTTTATTTCTGCATCAGACTGCATGGCAAGGGCTGCTGTCATGGCATGCCATCTAGCTGCTTCTTCTGCAACAATTCCAGTTGAAACTCCCTTGATTGATGTAAGACCTTCTATCTTTGGCAAATCTCCAGACATATACATCTGTGGATTTCCACCAATTTTTTGATTAACTTTAGGAGCTCCAGGAACTGTTCCAAATATTGTCTGTGTCATTCTTTCATCTGTTGTCATTCCAGAAACAGGGTTTAGATGTGACATTGATCTTGTGTCTGTTGGGCTAATTAAAGGATGTGAAGGGTTTACTTGTCTGCCAGCAACAATTGTTCCACCCATTGTTGTAAACATAGGTGTGCTTGATATTTGACCAGTTTTAGCCTTTGCTTCTAATATTGATAGTTCAGCTATCAGTCCTTCTATTGCAGTTTTTAATACTGTTGCTGCCTTTGCGTCACTATAAAATGTAGACTCAATTAAAGATCCAGCTTTTTGTGCCGCCATCATTTGTGGCGTTAACATCTTCCAGCCTTCTCCGCCCTTGAAAAAAGCTTTAAATGCAGCTGCGCCTTTAACTATATAACCAAAAAAGTTAGCAAGAACACCAGTTAGCATAATTATAGGACCTATAACTGCTGTAAGACCTGTAACAAATGTTAAAATTGTTTTAACTGGTCCAGGTAGTTTATTTACGAATTGCACTATGCTATCTACAACATTAACAAAGAATGTTTGTACCTTAAGGAATTCTTCTCCTATACCTGCAAGGTTAGCTTTTAAAGACTCGACTGCTCTCTTGTATCGTCCAGATGCTGACTCTGTAACAAGCCTTAATTCTCGCTCTGCTACTGATGCTAGGTCCTGAGAGCTTGCTTTCATTAGATCTAAAACTTGTAAAGTTTGGCTTCCTTCTTTTCCTAGATTTTCAAACAATGCCTGCATTCTTGCAAACTGAAACTTTCCGAAAAGTTGTTCAATTGCCTGTGATTTTTGTAAAGGATCGAGATTATCTAAAGCGGCTTGCAAATCCATAATCATTGCTGTTAGGTCGCCAGCGTTGTCTGTTACTATACCTTTTAGATCAATTCCCATTTCTGCAAATTTTTCTGTTGCAACTTTTGTTGGGTTAATCAAAGAAGCAAGTGCCGACTTAAGTGCATTTGCGCCTTCTGTTGCGTTAACTCCGCCTTCACGCATAGCTGTTAGATATAATGCTAAATCTTTAACACTTCCGCCTAAACCTTGTATTACTGGACCAGCTTTAGGGATCGCTTCAATTAAATCTGCTAGGCTTGTTGAGGTTTGGTTTTCAACTGAGTTTAAAAAGTTAATAGATTCTGTTAGCTGATCTGTGTTTTGTTTAAAAGCTGTTTGAATTGCTAAAGTTGCTTTCATAGCATCTTGTCTGTCAACTTCACCAAGTACAGCAAGACGGCTTGTTTCTTTTACAGAGCCTATAAGCTCTGCACCTTGTTGTCCTGTTGCTGCAATATCAGCAGCTAACTGTATTGTTTCTTTAAATGATGTTCCATATGCAGCCGATAACTCTTTTGCCGTAGAAGAAACATCTCTTCTAATCTTTGCAAGGTCTGCAGCAGATGTTGCTGCAACTCCACCATAAACCTTTGTTAATCTTGTAAGTTCTGCATCTGCTTCTCTAAAAGCTTTTGCTGCGGCAGCACCCATTGCTGCTAATGGGACAGTCAATCCTACAGTTAACTGACGACCTGCCCACTGAGTATTTTTACCCCAGTTAATTAGTTGAACTCCGCCATCTTGAATAACCTTATTCATAATAGCAAGCTCTTGTCTTGCTAAAGCTGTTTTATTTTTTACCGCATCTAAGCCTTGTGGAATATGAACATTGTATTGCATAAGCCCTTGAGCATTTTTGCCCAAGGGTTGCACAACTGCGTTTTGTAAAGCTACCTGCTGTTTTGCAAGCTCTCTAATTAGTCCGCCTGAAGTTTTTGTATGCTCTTGAAAAGTTCTAAAGTAATCTCTTAGCTTTAATTTTCCAGAGTCTAGGTTTTTGCCAAACTTTTCTACATCTGAAGTTAAGGTTACAAAGTGTGTTGAAAACTGCCCAGTTCTTCTTAAATTTTCTGCAAATGATCGATTCATTACAGCAATCTGATTTGCTAATTTTGCATCAGATTGAATTAACTGAGCCTGTAATTTAGATAGAGAAGCTGTTACCCTATTGACATCTGCAATAAGATTTGAAAAATCAGCATTGGCAACTATATTAGTTACAATGTTTTCATCAGCCATTTGCTATCTACTCCTTAACATATCCTAGTCCTGCTCCTATGCCAAAGCCAGCTTCTTGAGCTAGTTGTCCTTGCAAAGACAATATGTCACTGTCATCTGCATTTATACCTAGAGCTCTCTTTCTGACTTCTTCAAAACTAGAACTGTTTTCTTTTTCTTCATCATCCTCTAAATTAATTCCTTTTAGGCTTGCAGTAAACTTTCTGTTTTCTGATTCCTTTTTAGACATTGATTTTAAAGTTTGAATAAGTTCTGGCATTGAGAGATTTGATTCTAGTTCATCGTAGTTCCGCCAATGTCCTAGAAGGAATACCTCTCCCTCTAAGGCAGCTAGATCTAGTTCATCCCAGCTAGAACCGCCGCCTGAGTTAAATTTGCGTTATCTTCATCCATCTTAATTCCTCCACAGACTTCTAGAATTCTGTTGATTGTTGGAATGTCAAGTGCTGCTTCTAACGCATCTCTGTCTTTTACCAGGTTCGGAAGTTGGCCTTCAAGCGCCACTCCGCATGCCTCAATTAACAGATCAAGCGATTGTGATTGTTCTGTAACATCTGCAGTTTTGGTAATGACTGCCATAAACTTTCTTAGTTCTTTAATAGATAACGGCTTCAATTTTGCTATTGAGCCATCTTGTAGAGTAACTTCTTCTACGTTATATACTGTAGTTGCCAATTTATCCTCCTTGGATAGTCTTAATTATTATAGCATAATGATATTACAGACACAATAACAAAGCCCCCTAAAAAGGGGGCTTAGTTATCTTAATTTAATTAAGCTGGGGTCCAAGTACGGTCAATAATCTTTCCGTACTCTGATCCTACGTAACCTGCGTCTGGAAGAAGACGGAATGTTACTGGGAAAGATGTTGGTGTATTACGAGCAAGTGAGAATTGTGACTGTTGTACAGACAATACACGACGTGCATAGTAAATACGCTCTGAGTTAGGTGTTGAAGTTGTTGGAGCTTGTCCAATAGCTACGAGCTGACGCTCTGTAGGAGCAACACCAAGAGATCCTGCCTCAAGGCCGAGAGTTGTTCCTCCACCTGTAAGTGTTGATTGTCCCTGTCCGAAAACTACAAGAACGTTCTCTAGTGTTCCTTCTGCCATTTCTGTTGCGATCATAACTTCCATCGCAGACTTAAATAGCTTTGCTGTATCAAGCAACTGGTCTACAGTCACTGAATCGTATGTTGGGTTATAAGTGATCTGAAGACCATTGTTAGTAAATCCAACGTTACGATAAGCATTGTTTGCTGTTGACTGTGCAGCGTCTAGTGTTGTACGATACGAAGTAGTTGAAGCAAATGCTGGAACGCCATCCTTTGCAGATGTACCAGTTCTTGCTACTCCTGGCTCTGTATTTTCAACATATCCCGCTACAGTAGAGTCAGAATTCGAGATGTAGAGCGGTGAAGCTCCCACAAGAATATTTTTGGCTGAGTTAAATGCCATCTTTGTTTTTCCTCCTGTTTCAAAAAAATATATATATATATTTTGTTGCTGTCAATCTTTGAATCTTTGGCTGGCTAGGCCCTTCCCTCTATATCCAATTATAGAGAATTATGCCCCTTAAGGCAAATCAATAAAATCTGCCTGCTGTGTCAACATTACGGGCATATTTAACTTCTAGGATAACGTCTGAAGAGAAAAATCCAGCCAGTTCCTCGGAAGGGGTGGTAGGAGATATATCTGCTATAAATACGCTATAGAACTTAAATTTTTCAGACAATACCATATCTCTGTTTAAATCATTGGCAGACTCGTCCATTCGCCTATATGTATCGGTCATCATATTCCTAATTTGAGCAATTTCAGAGATGTCTGTAGAGTATATTGTAAATAAAATTTGCTCGCAGCATACAACCCAATTCTCTTCATAAGAAAGGCCTATTTTGTCATAAACAATATGCGTCTTGCCATTTAAAAACTGATTCATTTCTGGAAGCTGCTGTACGGGGATTATTGGAATGAGTTCTTCTCCTATATTATCGCTATAGTAGTCTGATCCTTCAAATAATCCAGCGCTTGTTAGCTCTTGCCATAGGTGTGCTCTTAAATCGTACATTACATCATACTTATATTTATTGTTTACTGGACTCATGAGATTCCTCCAAATGCTGTAGATACTGCTGATGATGCTTGCATATCAACTGTATTAGGTGAAAAAGAATATTTTACTTTTTTAATATCAACTGGAAGCCTCATAGCTTTTGTAACAGATGAATTAAATATTTGCTGAAAACCAGATTTTTTAATAGAAAGATTTACAAGATTACTAGTAAAGAATCTTGCATAAGCAATTTGGAATCTATTAGTTGCTTTACCGCCACCAGGCTTTTTTACTGTTACTGGAGCACCTTTAGGCATTCTAATTACACGTCCGTCTATTTCAAATACTAATCTTTCTGCAGCACGAGGTCTAATTACAACTGGTTCTCCAGCTTCCATTACCCTTGCTTTATTTCTAAACACATGACGAGAATTGCCATAATTTGTTGGAACCATTGACTTTGAGTCTTTAAAAGAATATCCTATTCTAAAAGACAAGCCTATTGATTCTTTGATATCTAAAGTAAAAAGTCTTGCATTTTTACTTCCCGTCTTTTTCCATTCATACACATGATGAAGTGTAGATGGATTTAGTCTTGCCTGTGCATCTATATACTCACCAAAATCTTTTTGAATTTGAGAAAATATAACACTACGAAATTTTTCTTGAAACTGTTTATTTGTTGTCAGCTTAGACATAACCTTAGATTGATAATACACTGCTGCAGAAATTTGTGCAACTGTACTATCTTTTAAAACAATACCAGTAGTACCAGACATGTACTTATGTAGTCCGCTGGCTGCTTGTACCAATACTGCACTAGAGTCCAATTACCTGGTTCTCCGATCTTTTAATTGTAGTGTTATAACCAACAACCACTCCAAACAAATCTGTTATAGGTGTTGTTCCCATAACTTCAAAAACAGTAGGTGTATCGGTTGGAAAGTTTTGTTCTACCCATATTACTGTTCCTTCTGCGTCACGTAAATTAGTTATTTTTTCACGATATCCAATTTTGCCTATTGTTCTAATTTGTATGATTTGCTCATTAGTATATTTATTACTTAAAACTTGCTTGTCTCCGCTTCTAGAAGAAGAAGAATTAGATATGATTCCTTTTGCATGACAAGGCATACTTCTATCATATTGCCATTCTTTTTTTAATTGTCCGCTGTCAGGATCTTGATAGTCTATTTGTTTATAGACGTCCATATTCATGCTTAATATAGAATCTATTAAGTCATTCATTATATTACTACCATTTGGCTTAGCACGTAATCTGCAAGCAAATTATCAACATATAGATTTCCTGTTGTTTTATGTGCATCTGGTGTATATTCAAAATCCCAGTCAAATGTTGATATTGATTTAATATATTTATTTCTCCAGATTCTATCTTTTGAGAAATAGTCTTTCATGAGCTCTATACATGCTGTTTCTATATCATTTGGAACATGTGTCCAGCCAAATCTTCCTTCAATTCTGTAAGCCTGATCTTTAACAAATGCTCCTTGATATGAATCATTGATAGAAGGTGGCACTAAACCGTTAGCTGAATATACCAAATTATCCAGCGAGCTTGCTCTATTGATTCTAACTCCAAATCCAGATTCTGATATTTGTGTTTGATATATCCAGTTATTAGAGTTGCTTATATTATCTAAAACAAGAACGTCGTTTTGATATATTCTATGTATTGTGCTAATTTTTGCTGGCAAAGGAAGAACATCTGATCCAGAGCCGTATACGGTCACAGTGTCTAGATATGGATAAAATTTTTGAGTTGTAAAACTTTCAATTGTTTTTCTTGCATATCTTTCTGCTTGAACAATTTGAAAATATGTTTTATAGTTAGGGTCTGAAGGATCTGAGCCTAAACCTAGCTCTTCCCCAGCCTGTGTTATGTCTACATATGGAGTTACAACAATAAGGTCATCTGTTTTTTCTAAGCTTTCTCCGTTTACAGAATACTCCCATTTAATAACCATTCTTCTATCTCTATTTACAAGAGAAATTGGTGGATATACTTCGTAAACTCCAACATCTGTTTCAATTTTTGTAGCAACAAGGGTAGACAAAACTGTTCCTGGATTAATATTGTAAAGAGGATCTAAACTTACATCATATATCTTAGCTGTAGGTGCAGAGTCAGCATCTGACGGAGCACCTCTCCAATATACTTTATGCTTTATTGGCGCATTAGTCCCTACTAATATTTCCATTTAGTAAAGATTATCCGTAGTACTCCTGAACTTCCTTTGGGGTAGCTAAACGGAAACCTTCCTCCTTGTCAAAAATTTCTTGAGCTTGATCTTCGCTCATTGCAACAAACGGGTGTTCTTTTGTAAAAGTAAATCCTAGAATATCATATCTAAAATTTTCTCTAGTCATTCTAACCAAAACTGTGTCCTCTGCATTTATTGCTTTAGTATCTAGTCTTGGAAGAACCTCTTCGCTTAAAAATGCGTCTTCGCTTGCTTCTTTAATTGTATCTAGTGTCTTTTGATAAACCGACCAGGTTACGCCTTCTTCTGCTAATGCGGCAATAATATTTGCCTTGCTTTTAATTCCATCAGTATCTACTGCAAAGTTCTCTGCAATTTCTCTGAGTTCTGCGACTTTTAATGTCTCAAATGACATGTATTGCTCCTTCTACTAGGTACTAACAATTATAGCATTGTTAAATTAAAATGAAAAGCCCCCCAAAAATTTATTCTGAGGGGCTTTTAGCAGATCTAAATCCTATATATTAGGAAGCGACCTTAACGTTCTTGACAACGACCCAGCAGTCTGCCTGCTCGATTTGTACTCCAACACGAGTATACATTGTGTACTCGATAGAGTCCTTACGTGGCCAGAAGAATCTGTAGACGGTTACGTCACGCTTGATACCAATAACAATGTTATTTGGGAATGTCAAGTGTAGATCTCCGTGTTGTCCTGATGCTCCAGTGTGAGTTCCTGTTTGTGCTTCTGGAAGAAGTGGAACTTCGACAATTGGAATACCAAATGCGAATGGTGCAACGAATCCTGCTGGACCACCGAGACCTGGTTGAGTTCCACGGATAACGCTTGAAGCGATATCTTGTGGGTTAGCTGAACCGTAGTCACCCAACTGTGATGTTGAGTATAGGTAATCCTGGATCAAGTTTGAACCAGAAAGGAAGCGAAGGTCTGCACGGCGCTGCTTGTACTTACGTGGCATTGCCTTAAGTGCTGAGTTAAATACTGCACGAGAAATATTTGCTCCTGCTGCATCAACTACACGACCTGTTCCCTTTGCCTTCTTTACAACGCCATCAAATGACTTGTAAAGTGCATCTCCTGTTAGGGATGTATCTCCATTGAGGACTACGTCTTCAATGTCGTTTCCTGCTTGCGTTGCCATCAAACGTGCAATATGATCTTCTAGATCTGCACCTTCGATGTTGTCCTCAAGGGACTCTGTTGAAAGCTCCCAGTCCATGCGGAGTTTCTTTGTTGTAATTGAGATCTTAGAGAAAGTTACTGCAGAGTTTGCTGCTGTATCTTCTCCTTCAGTTGCAAGCTTCATAAGCTTCTCGCCAACTGACATGCGATCAATTTCTGCTGTATCTGCCTTCAATCTTACTGTACGTGCGACCTTGCCGATTACGGTTGCGTCGAACATATAGTCAAGGAAGCGAGCAGATTGCTCTGGGTTTAGAAGACCACCATTGCCAGCTTCAGCAGCACGGTGTACTCCACCAGCTGTTGTATTAGAGGCAAATGTAGCAGTGCTTGTAGCTCCTGCGGCAGCTTTTTCTAATAGTTCATTGCTCATTGTTTTTTACCTACCTTAGTTAAATATTTCGTTCACGGAACCGAGGAAAGAACCGTTCCATTTAGATTTCTTGATTGTTACCTCTTCTGATCGGCCAAGATCGGAAGACTTCTTAATTGCTGTTTCTGCCTCAACGGCGTCTACACGCTTTTGTACTCCTGAAAGAGTACCTTTTACTTCATTTACAGCATTTGATAATGCTGTGTGTTGTTCTGCCAACTCTGTAATTCTAGCATCTACGCTCTTGCTGAATGTCTCAACTGTTTCCTTAATTGATGCAACTTGAGCAGCATTTGATTCGGATGCCTTTGTCAAAGTATCCGAGAAAAAGCCTTTTAGTTCGCCCAACATTTTTGCAAAATCAGGTTCTGCATTGACCTCAACTTCTGATACGTCGGCTGCTTTCTCCAGAGTTTCGGCAGGAGCGTCTTCTGCAGGTGCTTCTGCTGCTTCTGCGGCTGGAGCCTCTGCTTCAACTGCAACTGCTTCGGCTGGAGCCTCTGCAACTGGAGTTGTCTCTTCTGCAGCTACAGCAGTCTCTTCGACAACTGCTACTGCTTCTGTATTTTCTGACACTTCATTACCTCCTTCTGCGTTTGCCTGTTTTGCTAATTGTGTATCAGGCAACGTAAATCTTGATTGCTTATATGCATCAAGAATCTTATCTATCTCTTTTGACTTATTTACATCTGAGCTTTCAACCCATCCAATAAGTTCCGCTGGCTTTCCAGATACTGGAGAGTCATATGTTTTTTCTGTTGAGATAAAAACAGAATCACTTTCTTCACAATAAAAAATATTTTCAACTTTTGTTTCTGCAGCAATTCCTTTAAAAACAAGCTGACCATTCATTTTTTGAATTGACAAAATGTTGCACAGCTCGTTTGCTGGAGAATCAACAATTGAAAGCTCAAGCAAAGAATATTCTTTAATAAATCTAGTTGATTTACCTGTTGATTTATTTACTTCATTATCAGATTCAATTATTTTTCCGCCAATAGAAAATCCAGACAATGTTCCGTCAAGAACTTTTTCCCATGTGTCTTGTGCGCCCTTAGATATGTATGCGTCTACATAAACTCCATTATAAAATTCTTTTGTTGTTGGATCATAAAAGGTTTCTGGCTTAAAAGAAATCATTTTGCCTACGGCATTTGATCCGTGCATCTCACGAATGTTTCCACGAAAAGATTCAAAAGCTTTGATGGATGCTTCTGCTGTTACCACATCACCTGTTTGATCTAGGTTATCTAGTGTGGCAAATCCAGATACAGTTCTCTTTTCACGGTTTACCTTAGTAAAAGGAACCGAAAGAGAGATGCTGTTTCCATCGCTGGACCATAATGATTTTTCAATATTCATATGCTTAATTATAGGTTTTTATATATCAAAAGGCAAATAGTAGTTGAGTGAGGCTAGTCGACCTGTCTTCCATCCCCTTTTGCATTTCTGCCTTCCCCTGAAACATCTGGGGCATTTGCCTGTCTATCTTGAGACCTTTGTCTGGTATTTAAAGCCTGAGATTTAATTTCTGCTGCCTTTGCTTGAAGGTCTACCACTTCGTCTCCGCCATCAATAGGAATCATTCCCTTTCTAATTCTAACTTCATTAGGGGTAATTACCTGCATTCTAAGGTATCTTTCGTCAATCTTAGACTGAGTATCTTCATCGGTCAATGTTAATTCATTGAATTTAAGAAGAAGAGCGTCTGTTTTTTCTTCAAATATTCTATTAATTTTCTTTTCAAGAATCATTTGTGCTGGACGGCAAACTTGCTCCTTAAACATTTTATCTGCATCACGGGCTACGGCTAGGTTGACCCCTTCTGGAGTTCCTATTTTATTGATTGGCACACGATGGGCAAGCAATATTTCATCTCTATTAGATTTACGATATTTTTCAAAAGAACCTTCTTGGCTACCAGCTTCAATTGGGTCCATTTTAAATTCAACCTTAGAGTCAGGAGAATCGGCTGGCAACGGAACATATAGAGATCTATGGTTTTTGCCCTTTAGGCCAACCTGGAAAAATTCTAGAAGTTTTCGTTCTGACTCTGCAGAAAGCTTTGCACCCTTTACCGTAATGATATATCTTGGTACAGCCTTGTTTTCAAAATAATCAATATTGTATCTACCAGATAACTCGTTACCTGCTAACGCTACCTGCGCCGCAATAATGTCTGGAACCCCGTAATAATTATTCATAGGAGTGTATTTCTTTAGATGAATAATTTCATTTGGTCTTTCTTCTTGACTTCCAATCGGATTCTCTGTTTCTGTATCACCAAAATTACGGAAGAATACTGCTTTGCCATATAGTAATTGAACGAAGCCATCACGAAGTCTACGAACACGCATTGTTTTTGCTGGAATGTGTCCTATATAGCCTATGTTACCTGCTGTAGTTCTTCCTATTTCAATATAGCCATTTCCAGTTGCTTCGAGATCTGTATATGCTTTAATTAAAGTTTGAGTAAATGTATCTTCTTGATTTGTTGAATCTACCCATAAATGCATATCTTGTCTTAGCTTATTGAGTTTTCTGCGAGCTCTTTCTAGCTGCTTGTCGTCTGTAATAGAATCAAATGCATCATTAGTTTTTTTAGTTTCAATAAAGTCATACCCAAGACCTACAATGTTTGCAACTTTTGCATTTATAGCTGCATAGTTATATGTAGAAATTTCATATACTTTAGAAAGATATTCAAGATTATATGGAGGCTCAATTAAATCAAATAATGCATAACCAGTAATAGCCTGAGCCAACTGTATCTGCTGTGTTTTTGTATCTTCGATTCCATCAAAAGACTTAGCCAGCTCTCTATTAACTTTTCTTCTAAATGCTGGTCCTAGGCCTCTAACCTTTTTTAAATCTTCTAAGCCTGCGGCAAATGGGTCATTACTTACTTGAGTTTCTTTTTTAAAAGAAAACCAATCTGAGTTGTTTGTAATTTCAACTATGCTGTCTGAGTTGTCATCTTCAAGAAACTCTACTGTCATTTTAAACCACCTAATTTTTTCATTTCGTCTTTATAGTTTCCGATATCTAACGGGTCTGGAATCAATCCCCATTTTAATCTTTGTTCTTGTTCTGCGTATTCTTCATCAGTAATTTTTCGTCTTGCTGAAAGAAATTTAGGCCCGCCCTCATATATGCCGTACGAGCGAACTTCTCTAGCCAAAGCATCGATTCTGGATCTATTGCCTTTTTTTGACGTAACCGAAAGATAATTGCCCTCATCGTCACCAATCCAGCGTCCGTCTGGCATTTCCCAGACGTATACCCCTAGAACGCTTTCTTCTTCTAAAGTCTTATAGCTTACCTTATTCATATCCATATGTCTTTATTTTACCATTATTATTTACACAAGTCCAGAGTTTTGTCAATCAGAATGACAAAAAGTTTAAATGCTAGCAGACTGATATTCAGTATTATTGATTAAATAGGCTGTTCCGTCATTACCTAGGTCAGATTCGGATAATGATATTGAAGAATCTGTTACAGACAAGACATACTGATGGGTATATAGCTGGTAATGATTTGTGGCTTGATCAGAGGTCAAGGCATCTGGATATAAGGCTATATTGCTATAAAGATTGTCTCCGCCTGAAACTGAGCCATTTTGATTATAATTAAATCTAATATTACTTGTAGCAGCAGAAGATAGGATAAGCACTATATGGTGTGGCATTCCTTTTGTTAAAAATTCAGATATATTGGTTGCTGAAGAGTGGTTTACTCCATTTACATATATGGCAGATATACCAGACTTATTTATAACCCCTGTAGATGACCATTCAAATATTTTGCTATTACTTGAAAACAATACATTTTGTGTTGTTCCCATACTTGGGGTAAAAATTAATTCTAAAGATCTTACTGAATTTGCTGAGTCTATATTAAATCCGCCGCCGTTATACATTCTAAGTCCATTATAATCGTTATAAGAAATTATTGGATGATTGTATCTAGATAAAGAATAATCACTTAATGAATAAATTCTGTCTGAAGAATTGTCTGCATAAAAATCATTATTAGAAAAGAAATCAAGAGACAAAGACTTTAATATTGGCAAATCTTTAGATGTATCTGAAGAAGACATTGTTACACGTAAATAAACAAGTCCGCTTGTTATTCCATCATTTTTATTAAAAAATGGTATTGGGCTATTATTTTTGCAGTTTTGCCAAGCTGTGCCGTCTTGACTTACTTGAACAATTATATTGTCTACGTCGTCTTCCCAAGATATTTGAGATGTTACTACGTCTAACGAGCTTGGAATAATGATTGTTTCTGTAAAAGAAAATGTTTTTGTTCCTGAAGTATTAGTTTTAGCAAATGTAATATACGATTGATCAGTTGACATAACTGCATTTTCATTAATAACTTCAGACCAAAGCTTTGTGCCTGGGTAATAGTATCTTGCTACTGGTCTCATTTTAGAATGATTTAAACTAAATATGGATCCTCCGTCAGGATAAACAATTTGAGAATAGTCTAATTCTTTAATTCCTTCAGTATAATGTTTTGCTATTTTTAAACTACTTAAAACATATCTATAAAAAGATACAGAATCAACTACAAAATATTTGTTTGCAAGAGATGGTCCAGTTGTCCAGTCTGTATCGGTTTCTGTAAACACAAAATTATCTAAAGGAACTGAAGAAACCCTATTACCATTTATATATAAAGATATTGAATTTTTTGTATATGTGCATACAATATGTATTGCTTTATTATTAGAATACTTATATCTTAATTCATTAGAATAAACCTTAAAAACAATATCTCCATTTTGATAAAATAAACCTATATTTTTAACTGGATCGCCTAATATTGTTACTTCAGAAGAACTTGTATTTGGTAATTTTACCCATATTTCTAAAGAGAATGAGTTGTCTGAATAATATTTATTTGCAAGTCCTGGAGCATTATATGTTATTGTTGTTTCATCAGAAATTAGTGTTCCATAAATTCCGCCTGCAACTAGAGGCATTATCTTAGACCCAGATATTCCTGATACCGTTCCATTATTTATATTTCCTGAATAATCTAAAACTGCTTGTCCTGATATCTGATCGTATGAACTAAATGCGTCTCGTACAGCTTGATATGTTGGATAGTTTGAAAGTATTTGATTATAATAGTCAAATGTTCCAGACTTTACTTCATCTAAAGTGTAGTATGATATTGGAGAATCAGCCAATACAGTTCTAAAATATGACATGTTTCTCCTAGTTAGTTTGCTCTAAAGCTGCCACTCTTGCGGATAGCTCTTGTACCGCCTTAATTAATGGTGCAATAAATTCACCATATCTTAATCCTTGTTCTGAATTAGGGTCTGAAGGATCCATGAGAATCCATCCAGCAAAATCATTTTGTGTGTGTAAATCTACTGCCTGCTTAACTTCTTGAGAAACAAGTCCGTAGTGATATCTTATGCCTGGTTGTGGCTCAAATGTTGGCTTACCATTTTCATCTAAAACAGGGTTTCCGTTTTCATCTACAACTTCTTTATTTTGACCAACAATAAATCTATATGATACTGGATGAAGATCATTTATAAAAGCTAATCCTAGATCTGATGTAGCAATATCTTTTTTCTGTCTTTGATCAGAAGTATTAATTGTTGATACACGGTTATAAATATTATTCCACTTATAAGTTGATGAGCCAAGATTATATGTAGTGTCTGAGAATGGGAACCAGTTTCCGCATCCAGAAGTTGATGCGCTTCCCATTGATGTAAATCCAGCTAAAGTTGCTCCTTCTAATGTCCAGCTATACAAAGGATTTGATACAGTTCCCGCTGGACCTGTTGGTCCTGCTGGGCCTTGTGGACCTGTTGGGCCAGCAACTGTTGAGGCTGCGCCTGCTGGACCTTGTGGTCCTTGAGGGCCTGTTGGTCCTGCTGGGCCTTGTGCTCCAGCAGATCCTGCCGTTCCTTGTGGGCCTTGTGTACCTTGTGGACCTTGTGGTCCTTGAGGTCCTGTTGGTCCTGTTGGTCCAGCAACTGTTGATGCGGCTCCTGTAGCACCAGTAGCACCAGTGGCACCTGTTGGGCCTGCTGGGCCTTGGGGTCCAGCAACTGTTGAGGCTGCGCCTGTAGCGCCAGTAGGGCCTGTTGCTCCTGCTGGGCCTGCTGGGCCTTGGGGTCCAGCAACTGTTGATGCTGCTCCTTCTGGACCTGTTGATCCTGTTGGACCTGTTGATCCTGTTGGGCCTGCTGGGCCTTGTACGCCTTGTGCGCCTGTAGCGCCTGTAGGGCCTGTTGGACCCTGTGGTCCAGCAACTGTTGAATCTGCGCCTGTGGCGCCAGTGGCACCTGTTGGTCCAGTTAGTCCCTGTGGGCCTGTTGCTCCTGCTGGGCCTTGTGCTCCTGTGGCGCCTGTTGGGCCTGCTGGAATTCTAACAAGAGTCCATGCAACTCCATCCCATTTCCAGGTATTGCCTGCAAATGAGTACTCTTGGTTTAAAGATGGCGATGATGGAAATGTAATTGTCATGTTTCTCCTGTTCTTCTTTTATTATACCATTAAGGTATTGATTTTTCCCATAGCCCAGTGTCTTCATTTAGCACTGAGCCATCTTCTGGGTCTGGATATATAAAAGCATCAATGTCTTCTCTATATATCATACCTGGTTTTGCAAAATTTTTTCTTAGAGGTTCTTGATCATAGATATGAACTCCTCCTTTTGTATTATAAGAAGTCTTAATCCATGTACCGCCTAAGTTGTCTATAATCCATTGATAGCCTTCATCAACATGATCGTTGTTTCCTACTATTACTCTTAAAACAATATTATTTTCATCTATTTCTGCCCAATGTGACATATTACACCGCTGACTTTAAATATCTAATTATTACAATTCCAGAAGCTCCTGAACCTGCAAAAAAAGCTGATTGTTGATTATATGCATTTGATCCTCCGCCTCCACCACCGCCGCCGCCTGTGTTTGCTACTGCATCTCCAAACCAACCGTTAGGACCTGAAAAAGAATTACTTGTTCCATCATTTAATGCCCATCCGCCTGCTCCGCCTACTGAAGATCCACCAGGTGCTGAGTAGGTTGTGCTTACACTTCCACCACCGCCGCCGCCTGCATAATATCCATTATAACCTGTAGAGGTTGCTGTAGCCCATGAAATATATGCTTGAGTACCTGGTCCGCCTGCGCCACCATTATTTGATCCTCCACCTGAACCACTACCTGCAGCTCCTCCGCCGCCACCATTTGCACTTGTTGTTCCACCACCGCCTGAGCCTCCATTATACCCTTGTGCTGGAACTACTGATGGAACATTTCCTGCGCCTGCGCCCGCAGACACTCCCCAGCTTACTCCACCACCGCCTGAGCCTCCATTTTTATTTCCATTCCAGTTTCCAGTTCCTCCACCTGCTGCAGAAAATGAATTGAATGATGAAGCTGTATCTTGTCCGCCAACCACTACTGGATAAGAATTTGGAGTCAATGTAAATGAAGTACTACGAACTCCTCCTGCGCCGCCACCGCCACCGCCGCCTCCGCCTGAGCCGCCGCCGCCAATTACTAAAACCTCTACATTTAAATTTGAATTGGATAGAAGAAAAGTATCGCTTGATTTAAATGTTCTGTAATAATATGTAGAGTCAGATGTTAATACGCCACCAGAAATTTCTGCTTGTTTTTTCCCCCAAGCACCAAAAGCTCTTGATGAAAAGCTTGACCATGCTGTTACTATTGGACTCATGCAAATTTTACCATTGATGCAAAAACATAAAAAGAAGCATCTGCTGTTTTTGTAATGGTAAATGAGTATGCATCTACTGAAGATGCATTTCCAGCCGAAGGAGCTGTTCCATTTTGCCATTTAACTGTTGTACTTGCACCATCAATTGTTAATGATGTCATATATCTTGGCGTAGCATCATTTGTGTTTAAAAATAATATTGTTGCAGATTGTCCTGCTGATAAAATTGAATTTAATGTTGTTGTTGAATCACCTCTAACATTTAATATAAAGTTTGAAGTTGATGGAAGAATATAATACATAAAGCTAGAAGTTTTAAAGTTTATATTTATTGTCCCGCTTGCTCCAGCACTAACGATTGTTGTGGTTTCTGTTGCTGCAGTTAAATTACTATTAGTAGCCAGTACTCCAGTTGCGCCTGTAGGACCTGTTGGTCCTGTTGGTCCTGGAACTATTGAGTCTGCCCCAGTTGCTCCTGTGGCACCTGTAGCGCCTGTAGGACCTGTTGGTCCCTCTGTGCCTGTAGGACCTGTAGCACCTGTTGGTCCAACTATTTGTCCTGAAGAAGACCATGAAGATCCGTCCCAAATATAAAGGTCTCCGTCTGCATCTACTATTCTTGCATCATTAACTGAGTTTCCTGTAAGTGGTAGTGTTGCAATAGTTGGTGCGCTAGCTTTTAGATTTATAGAAAGTCCTTGTGGGCCAGTTGGACCTACTGGTCCTGTTGGTCCTGTTGGTCCTGCTAAAGAGCCACCAATTTCTACCCAAACAGAATTGTAGTAAATATACTCTCTTCCTGTTGCAGAATTAAACCAACCTTGTCCTTCATAAGGATTAGATGGAGGATTTTCTGATGTTATAGAAAATGCTCCTGCTGAACCAGTTGAGCCTGTTGCACCTGTTGGACCTGTAGGACCTGTTGGTCCTGTTGGTCCAGCAACTGTTGAATCTGCGCCTGTGGCGCCAGTAGGTCCTGTTGGTCCTGGAACTATTGAGTCTGCTCCTGTTGGACCTTCTGGACCAGCAACCCCTGTGGCACCTGTTGGACCAGTTGCTCCAGTTGCTCCTTGTGGACCTTGAATTGTTCCTACATTTTCCCATTGAGAATTAGCCTGAGACCAAACGAATAGGGATCCATTAATTAAATATCCGTCACCAACATTTCCTGTAGGGTGTGCAGATTGTAAACTTGATAAAGATGGATAAGAACCTAATATTGTTACTGCAGTTCCTGTAGCACCTGTTGAGCCTGTTGCTCCTTGTGGACCTTGTGCACCCGTTGCACCTGTTGGTCCAGCAACTGTTGAATCTGCGCCTGTGGCGCCAGTAGGTCCTGTTGGTCCTGTAGCTCCAGTTGCACCTTGTGGGCCAGGAACTGTTGAATCTGCGCCTGTGGCGCCAGTAGGTCCTGTTGGTCCTGTAGCTCCAGTTGCACCTTGTGGGCCAGGAACTGTTGATGCTGCACCTGTAGCTCCAGTTGGACCTGTTGGACCTGTTGGACCTGGATGAGCTGTTAAATAATCATCAATGTCTTGAGCCAAATAGCCTAAGTCTCTTGGAATGTCAGGTGACATATCCAAGGTTGGATATCTAAAATTCTTAGGCGTTAAATTGCTAGGCATTTTTAAATTATACCACTTTCACGGTTCTGAGCACTATGATAGAACCCTAAATTATCATGCAATCTTTGGTCATCGCTATTTAACGATACAGCTATTTCCCCATGCTTTGAGGCATCATCAAAAAACCCTAGATTATAATTTGCTAAGGCTAGTAGGTCGTGTGGCTTCCATCCCCAAGCATCTGACTCACAAAAGTAGTCAAGGTACTTTTCTTTTATGTTAAGAGCTAGCTCTGAATATTCTTTTACTTTGTTCCAATCTCTTATATCGTAAAAATATTGTGCAAGATCAACATAAGGCTCTCTTCTTTGTGGGCATTCAGCAATTGCTTGTCTTAACCAGAACTCTTGGTTTATTGGCTCACATTTTGCAATATATCTCATAGACTCACATCTTTCTGGTTTCCATTGTGACAATGGCAAAGATAAATGTCTTTTGAATTCTTCTGCTGCTTCTTTATACCTAGCATGGAAAAACAATTCTCTTGCGTAATAATGTGCACATCTATCACTTGCTGGATCTTCTTTTGCTGCCATTTCTAAAAGTGGAAGATACTGTCCTCTTGATTTATTATTATCTGGAAGATGATATATTTTTACATTTATTTTTTGTCTTACTTCATCTATTCCATAATAACTAACCGATTCATGAATAGGAAATTTCCATCTATGTCCATTACGAGCATGCATTCTTAATGCATCAAACTCTACACCTGGTTGACCTGCTTCTGTTATATGAGTAACAAGTGTATGTATTGGTCTTGTTACATTAGAACCTTCTAATAGTTCTAATTCTGATCTCCAGCCTTCAGATAAAACTTCATCCATATCTAAAGATATGCAGTAATCTATATCTGCTGGAATTAAAGATAAAGCCGCATTTCTAGCATCATCAAATCGCCAAGGGGATATAGATATTTGGAATACATTAATTCCTAATGACTTTGCTATTTCTGCGGTTTTATCTGTAGAACCAGTATCTGCAATTAAAAGATAGTCTGCATCTTTTGCTGAATTGTACCATCTTTCAACAAACTGCTCTTCATTCAGAGCAATTGTGTATACTGCTATTTTCATTTATTTCCCTTATTGTAGGATATAATCATTAACCGATTACAGTTATGATTCCGTTCATGCTTGCGTGGAATTGACAAATATAATACAAAGTATTTGGGGCATCTAGTGGTACTGTAAATGTAATTCCTCCTACATCATCTCCCCCGTTTGTTACACCAGTTGAGTATGTGTTTGCAGAATTATAAGCGCCACTAGTTGTCTGTAGCCAGAATGGGTGTCCAGCTGCATTTACTGTAAACACATAAGTGTGACCTCTTAATAATGTTAATCCTGGGTTTCCTGAAGTTCCATTTATACTATAACTTCCTCCCGCAGGGCTTGTTACAATATAGTTGGCTGTAATACTAGGGCCTGTAGGTCCTGTAGGGCCTGTTGGGCCACCTGCTGGTCCAGCTTCTCCTGTAGGACCTGTAGCACCTGTAATACCTACGCCTGTAGCGCCTGTAGCGCCTGTTGGTCCAGTAGCGCCTGTAGCGCCTGTTGGGCCTGTTGGGCCCTGAATACTTGATCCATTTGCGCCTGTTGGGCCTGTTGGGCCTGTTGGGCCTGTTGCGCCTACACCAGTAGCGCCAGTAGCGCCAGTAGCGCCTGTTGGGCCCTGAATACTTCCTACGTTAGTCCATTCTGAGCCTGTCCATACGTACAGCTCTCCATTAACTAAATACGCATCTCCAGTAGATCCTGTTGGATGTGCAGATTGAAGTGCTGCTAGTGTTGGATAAGATCCCAAAATTGAAACGCCAGTTCCATCTGCACCTGCAACTCCTGTTGCTCCAGTAGGACCTGTGGCACCTGTTGGGCCTGTTGGGCCAACCGCTGTTGATGCTGCACCTGTAGCTCCAGTAGGTCCTGTTGATCCTGTAGGTCCTTGTTTTAAAGTAAAGTTTAAAATCAAATCAGTTGATGTTCCAGAATTTAAAATTCCAGGAGCACCGTTTGGTCCAGTGTCTGTGACAGTTCCGATTGTTATTGTTGTGGGCCCTGCTGGTCCTGTTGCTCCTGTTGGACCTTGCTTAAGAACAAAATCAAGAATTGCTGCATCTAATGCTCCACTATTTGTAACTGTTGCATTTCCTGTTGGGCCTGTAGACGTAACAGTTCCTACGTTTACCGTTGCAACTGTTCCTGTAGGACCAGTTGGTCCTGTTGGTCCTTGTTTAAGAACAAAGTCAAGAATTGCATCTTGTGCTGTTCCTACATTAGTTACAGATGGATTTCCTGTGGGACCAGTTGATGTTGTTGTTCCTACAGCAATAGTTGCTGGGCCAGTTGCTCCTGTTGGGCCCTGAAACTGTCCTGCATCAATCCATGTTGATCCATCCCAAACATAAAGATGAAGATCTGTTAATACAATCCAAGAGTCTCCACTTGTATTTCCTGAAGAAGGAAGAGCGGCGACGTTTGCTTGTGTTCCCTTAATATTAATTGATCTTCCAGCTGCTCCTGTTGGGCCAGTTCCTCCTGTGGGTCCTGTTGGACCTGTGTTACCTGTAGCCCCTGTAGGTCCAGCAAATCTTCCGCCATTTACCCACGCTGTTCCACTCCAAATATAAACTTCGCTTGTATCTTGAACTAAGTATGTTGCTCCCAACGCTCCAGATGCTGGTAAAGCTGCAAGATTTGCAACCGTACCCTGTAGAGTAAGAGATTGTCCCGTCGCACCTGTTGGGCCTGTTGCGCCTGTTACTCCAGATGTTCCATTTACTCCTGGTGCGCCTGTAGGACCAGTTGCTCCAGTTGCTCCTGTAGTTCCTGGATTTCCAACTACTGCAAAAACCCATTCAGACAAGGTTCCTGATCCGTTTTTGGCATCTACGCTTACAGATATACTTACATTTTTAACAACTTGAGTAATTATACCTTCTACATAAGTTGTAACATTAAGCGGATTAATTACACGAACTCTTTGTCCTGCTGTGTATGCACCACTGTTGTTTACATAAAATACTTTCAATCCATTACTTACTTGAACCGATGTTGTTGATGTAACATCTGAATACCCAGCACCTGTTGCTCCAGTAGTCCCGCCGCCGCCAGTTCCTCCACTGAGTGTTCCAGACATGTCTACTCCAGATATTGTAAGTGAGAAGCAGTTAGGAGTTGTTGTTACTGCTGCAATAGATTCTCCTGCAGCTAAAATTAATGAATGCTCTAATCTTAAAGTTGTATTGTTTTGAACATTTACGCTTCCATACAGAGTATATGGGTCTAAGCTAGACCTGTTTACATTATAAAGATTGATTACTTGATCGCCATTTTCTCCGAGAAGGAATAGGCTGAATGGCAAAGTTGATGAACTAAAATTAGTTACAGTAAATTCTTTTATAATAATTGGAGATACTGCTGTATATATTTTTGCTGGGAATGAAGGTATTAGTGAGGGTCCAGCAAATCTAATTGGAGCATATGACATTAACTAAACCTCCCCTAGACTATAGACCACTTCGACATTAGATCCTTTTCAACAGTTTCATATTCAGCAAACTGTAAGGCTCTATCGTAAATTAGAAATTCTCCAATTTTAAAGTTTCCATAGCTGGAAACATATCTTCCTATTGATTGTCCAGTCATTGAAGCAACTGAGCCGCTAGATACTGCACGAGAAACCTCTACTCTATTTCTTCTTACTGTTCTTTGGTTGTTTGTAAGATCATAAACCATAGTGTAGATTTCTGTTGTTCCTGCAGATGCTGCAGTAACTATAGAGCCTTGATCATCATTATAAAATCCGAATCTATGTGTGTTTGCAGTTAAGTTTCCTGCAAATAAATTTGTTCTTGTTCCAGTATTTGTTCCGCCAAATATCCATGTATTATTATTTGCTGGCTTAGAAGCAACATAAAAAATTGTAAATGATTTTCCTGCTATATATGCTAAAGTTTGATCAGAAAATGTCATAAAGTCATCTGATCCATCAAATTGAAGTGCTCCGAGTCCACCTAAGCCTGTAGGCAAAAACAATGGTTTATTAGATTGCGTTCCTTGAACCATATGTCTTGAAGCTCCTGATTTATCATTCCATTGAGAAACAAAATTACTTCCATCTCTAATACATGTTGCTGGTAAGGATGCGTCTAGATGCAAACGAAGACCTACTGTAGTAAATCTTGCTCTACGGAAATTTGAACGTTGATTAGGTAGCAATTAATTATCTCCTGTTCCGCCGTAAACTACTGGCTTTTCTGGCCATGTTACTTCTGAAATACTTGAATAAGACTTAAGTAGCTCTAGTTTATCTCTATAATTTTTCCAAGCTTGTTTGTGAGCTGTAGATAAATCTTCTTTTGTGTCAAGGCCTTCTGTTGAAATTAATTCAAATTCAATATGTGCAAGAAGCTCTTCTTTTTTATCATCTAAAGATAGTGTTTCTTTTCTAACCACATAGACCTTACCACCCTGAATATATGGCTCACAAAAAACAAGTCTTTCATTTGCTGAATTAAATTCTATTTTATCTACTACTTCTTTTACATTATTTTCTGCAAGAAAATCTTCGTATTCACCACTAGCTGGAAATGAAGTAGAAGGAAATAGGATTGCCAGTTCTCCGACATTAACTACTTTATTATTTTCAACTATGGCGTACATGATTCTCCTTTTAAATAAGTTTATTAAACGTATAGATCGGCAAATGCATATCCGCCGTATATTGTTGTTCCACCGTCTCTGGTGTAGAAATTAAGAAGTGTTGTGTTTGTTGATAGAAGTGGTGCAACGTTAGCTGCTCCGCCACCATCCCACTTAATTCCTCCAGGCCATGTGATTGAATAGGAGCCTCCGCTTTTAATTTCTACCTGCCAAAATGCTGCTTTTGCTGTTGATGGGAAGTTTGAAAAAACAACTGTTAGATTTCCATTAGCGTTAATTCTAAAAACTCCTGCTGCTGAAAGATCGCAAGTCGCTGTTCCTCCAGCGTTAATAGTTCCTTTATCTGAATATTCAACTGGAATGTTGAAGTATGTATATCCCTGTCCATTAATTGGAGCTTGAAGATATGTGTATGTCCACAAAGATGGGGTTACAGCTTGTGGGCTCATTGATACTGGCATTTTATTCTCCTTGTTTTAGCTTGACTTTATGTAATATGTAATTATGCAGATACCTGATCCGCCATTGTTTCCGCCGCCGCCTCCGCCGCCTGAACCAGTGTTTGCTTGTGCATCTGCTCTAGGGGTTCCAACATAGTCACCGTGACCTTGTCCACCACCGTTTGAACCGCCTCCGCCTGAACCTCTTCCTGAGCCGCCACCACCGCCTGCAAGACCGTATAGCCCTGCGCCTCCACGTCCGCCGACAGAATGTCTTCCTGAGTCATTAGAATTAGCCCAACCTGGACCTCCTCCAGATGATCCTTCTGAAGAGTATCTCGAACCACCGAAGTATCCTGAATATCCTCCACGGTTTGGCCAAACATGACCGTATTCTCCAGCTCCGTTAGCTCCGCCGCCGCCTCCGCCTGCGCCCCATGAATTTACCCAGTTTCCTTGTCCGCCTCCGCCTGAGCCTCTTCCTGTAATATTATCTGCTCCTGGTCCACATGAACCAGACTGTCCGTCTCCTTGTGTTGAACCTCCACCGTATGCAACCATATAGAATGGCTGACCTGAAGTTCCAAATGTTGAGTTTCCGCCTTGGTTATTACAACTTCCGCCGTTTGCAATACCGATCTGAATTGATGATCCTGTTGCAATTGATGAAATGTCAAGTTTTCTTCTAAGTAATTGTCCAGCTCCACCTCCGCCATGATTTGTTGACCCGTTAGAGCATCCACCGCCGCCGCCTCCGCCTACAAGGATTACGTCTATATATGGAGCACTGTTTACTGGTCTTGTCCAAACTCCACTACTTAAAATAGATACTTGATATGAATTATAAAATCCTGACAAGTTTGCAGCAATTAAAGGAACAGCAACAGATGTTGCAAGAGTTGTTGTTGCACTTTGTATTTGTGTATCTAGTCCTGGGACATAAATCTGATTAATTGTTCCGTATGTTGCCATTATTATTGTACCTCTATTTCAATGTAATCATCTAAACCTCTGTGCTCAGCTAAAGGTCTTAGATGTTCTGGTGCTATGAATTTTCCTTCTTTAAGCTCCCACATAATTCCTGGCTGTGGGTTATAATCTGTAATATCAACTCTTTCATACTGAGACCAGTCTGGGTGCTCAGATATAAAATCTTCATCTGCAACAATAACATTTCCTATGATATTGTCTGGAGTTAGAATTGCCCAAGCTCTTGACATTACTCAGCACCTCCTGCAAGTTCATCTGCAACTGGTTCATCAATTGCAACTAGATGCTCTAGAGTAACTGGTGGTGCTGAAGGTGGAACATAATGTGTCCACTCTTCTGTTTCGTTATTATATGTTGATTGAGGTCCTGGCTTTGTTTCCCAGTCAGTGTAGTCAAACCAAACTTTGTCTTTGTAGTCAGGCATATCATTAATAGCATCTAAACTTCTTACATTTAGAACATTATAGACAGTACCGTCTTCATTTAAAAATACTACATCTCTAAACATAATTACGCTTTGATGTACCATTCAATAATGGCAACACCGCTACCTCCTCTATTGCCTACTCCGTTAGAATGGCTGTTTCCTCCGCCGCCTGAACCAGTACCATTTCTACCTTCTCCACCAGAGTTATCTGTTGTTGGTGAGCCTCCCGCTCCGCCACCTGCAGAACCTCCACCGCCAGATCCGCCGCCTCCGCCGCCTCCGCCTGCAAGACCGTATTGCCCTTGTCCTCCACGTCCGCCGCAACCAATCCAAGATGTCCAGCTATGATTCATTCCGTGTCCGCCACCAGATGCTCCTGGACCATAACCAAATCCTCCTGGATATCCAGATCCTCCACGTCCGTTTTCAAGTGTTGTGTTAATAGCGTTTTGTCCAGCCTCTCCTGCTCCGCCTCCGCCGCCGCCTGCGCCATACTGATAATCTCCACCAGCTCCTCCACCGCCACCAGAGCCTCCTCCGTTTTGATTTCCCATTCCTGCGCCCATTGAACCGTTGTTGCCGCTATTACCAGTTCCATATGGATATCCGCCTCCGCCGCCGCCGTAAGCAATAACGTAAAATGGATTTCCGTTTACACCAAATGTTGAGTTACCACCATTGTTACCGTTCGAGTTTCCTGAAACTGCTGGTCCACCATTTCCAATAGTTACTGGGATGTTTCCTCCTACTGGAACTGAAGAAATGTCTAACCATCTTTCAACTAGTTGTCCAGCTCCACCACCGCCTGAACCATTGTGAGACCATGAGTGTCCGCTTCCACCTGAACCACCGCCACCAACAAGAATTAATTTGATTGCTGGTCCTGAGTTTGCTGGTCTTGTCCAGTTTCCTGAGCTGTATATTCTAGTTTCTCTAGGAAGGTACATTGAGCTAACTCCGCCAGCCGCAATTGCTTCTGCTGTGATACCAGCGTTGAGTCCTGCTGTAATAGCTCCATTAATTGTTGAGCTTAGACCAGGCAGGTATATTGACTGCGATGTGTTGGAAACCTGTGACATTCTTTTTACTCCTTAAATCAAGATGTTGTTATTTTTACGCCAGAAATAAACATTGTTACTGCGTTGTTATTTGATGCAGTTAAAAGAATGCTTTCTGCTGTGTTAAGAACTTGCTTAATATCAAGCGTCATAAATGTTTGTGGAGGAAGACTTAGCTGATAAGCCAAGAATGTTCCTGCCATCTTTACGCTGAAATGTTGTGCTTGAGTTGTTATGTTCATTGCTGTGATAGATGTTACTACATCTGTTTCTGCTGCTGGTACTGTCCAAACACCTGTTTCGGCATTTGTAAGAGTTCCAGCATAGAATCTCGCTGGCAAACTGACTGTTGTTGGCATATTAGATTACTCCCATGTTCTGATAGATTGTAAAGTTGTTTAATTCATTAGCAACTGCTGCTACTTGTGTTGCTCCTGCTGCTGCTACCGCAGCTACTTGTGTACTTCCTGCTGATGTAACTGTCGTTACGGCGCCAGTTACCGCAGTAGAGATATCATTGAGTTTTGTATTTGTAGCTGCCAAAACATCGTTGACTCCCAAAAGATTTCCCATTGATTCAATTGCCTTAGCTAAGTAAACCAATTCCTGTGCGCCAAGTGTAGAACCACTAAGGGCTGATACCTTAGTCTTAAAAAGATCTACTTGCGCTGTCAAGCTTGCATAATCTGGCATTGTTTTCTCCTATATGAATTATATCATAATCTCTTTGTTACCTGATGTTCCGCCCTATCTGTGTTACACATAATTATACCCCAGTGGCTTTCTAGAAGCCAGCGGGGGCGGGGCTATTCTATTGTCAAATAAGTCAATATTCCAACCAGGACTACTGGTACAACTAAGGCCAGTATAGCCCTATAGTGCTTCTTTATTGGAGTGTCAAAATAGGACTTGGTAATAACCAAACATTTGTGGGTCGGAGACAGCATATAGCCTGCATAGTCTATTGCAAAAAATAGAGGCAAATATTCTACTCCATAAACTGTTGCCGATAAAGCTGTAAAGCCTGCAAACTTTCCACTACTTCCCAAGGCAAAGCTTGCAATAAATCCAGCTACGGCTACGGCAACCAGCAAGTCCTTTTCATGTGCTGAATTTACCCAGGCATTAATTTGATCAAAGTTTGCTTTTACAATATTGCTCAATATTATAACAATGCCTACAAAAAGAAGGGTAGTGGCATATGACTTAATTTGTTTTCTATCTTCTTTCCAGGTGGTCTTTTCAATTGGTCTATCTATATTAATATCTACTTCATCTTCTTTTACAATTTTAAATATATAGTAAAAAATAACAATTGCTGCCGTCGCTAAGAGAGGCCAAATTCTTCCCATAAACTCTGCATAAGAAATGCTTAATGCTGCCATAGGGACAAGTACTGTTGCTTCTAGTGGAGACCAAAAGTAGTAGTGATGAGTGGATAGATAGTCTATGATTCCAAATATTTTTTTCTTTGAACTATTTGGAGCAATTGTGTCTAAGGCACCTGCTGATATTGATGCTCTTCCATTTACTGGTAATACTCCTGACACCAAGGATATAAGAGCTACAACGGCTCTTTTAGATCTTACTCTTAAAGCAATAAATTTATATACTGGTAAAAATACTTGAGTTTTTTTAGCCCAGAAAGACAGGGACATAACTATTGATAGCAACAAAAGATACTGCTGATTGTCTGTAATTAAATTAGTTGTTATTTCCATTTTTTTTCTCTACTACTACTAAGTATAATCCGTTCCACCAATTAGACTCGGACTCTATAGAATTAAGCACTTTCTTACTATATAATATTTTTAATCCTGAATCAACTATTCCTTTATGAGCACCTTTAACTACATCTGTCCAATTTGCGTCATCAAAAATTAATATGCATGTCTTTGCAAAAGATTTAGAATAATACTTGACTGCATTTTTAGTTGATTCAAAATCATGAGGTCCGTCATAAAAAAATAAATCTATTTCAGATATCTCAGACAAATTTACCTTAAACATATCTGAATTACAAATATAAACTTTGTTTTCTCCTATATAAGGCTTTATATTATTCTTAAACTCTGCAAGACTATTTGTATTTGGAGTATCCCAATCAGACCTGACTGCTTTTGGGGCATCTTGCCACATATCCACAAAATAAGCAGACAAGTTATTGTTCATTAGAGCTGATGCTGCTGTAGCTCCTTGATAAGAACCGACCTCTAAATACTTAGAAGATGTTTTGGCAAGACTATTGATTAAGGACTGAACTCTGGTTGAAGTTAGTCCTGGTATGTTTATTTCTAAAGTACTATTTACTGAATCTACAAGTTCTTTTGCTACTGCTGCAACTTTTTCATTTATATGCTTTCCATATTTAGCTGCTACTATTTTATCGCAATATCCACAATCCCAGCAGTCAAATTTGCAGTTTTTAATTTTATTTCTCCATATTGCTATGGGCTTTTCAACTAGATTTGTTTCTTCAATAAAATCATTAAAAGTATCAAAAAGAATATCTTCTTTATTAGCATACCTTGTAATTATATCCATTGTCTCTTTTAACCTTGTATGCGATTCTCTGCCGTGCATTTTAATTACATCAATACCTAGGTCATCTATAAACTCTTGCCAGTCCTGCCGCCAAGGCGGGAAGTTAGCTGTCTTTAAAGATACAGCAAAGTCTTCATGGTCCCATTTTGGGCAAGAAACTCTGCTTATCGGATCATTAAAATACTGAGGTCCTGTAGTTCTAGTATTATTGAACTGATAGTGCTCATCCATCATTATACAGCCTCCGTAGCACCCTTCATTAGCCAATAAGGACAACTTGACGCCAAATTGCTGCTTAGCTTTTTTGAAGCGCTTTAGCTTCTCGTGGTCTCTCATAAGGTCTCTATCTAAGTTGATATAGTCAAAGCCAGCCTTGGCCAACTTTTCAATATCTCTAGGCTCAGACACATTTCTTAATATTGTATTCTTTACAAAAAGATCTGGAAAAGCTTTTTTAATTTGCCCTGTTGCCATCCAATGGGTATGTGGTATTGTAGCGGACCTTATGCCCGCATTGTAGACAGGCTCAAAGCTTGTAATAAATAAATCTAAATTCTCTTGAGAAGGCCTGACCTCTATATTATTAAAAACAGCAGAAGCTGGTATTCCAGTTTCTGCCTGAACATATAGAGCCATATTGATTAAATAATCGTAATCTTCTTCTTTGTTTACAAACACGTCTCCCATGGCGTCTTGTGTAAAAGGAGGAATTCTGCAAGTAAAATAAAAATCATATATATACTGTTTTTGTTTTTTTAAAAAACTTACAAAATCAGCAAACTGATTTTCATTTAGTTTAGGATTTAAAGGAACGCTAAACATTACTCCTACAGATCTACTTTATAAGTGGTGTCGTCTGGATTAAGCATTATGCCAAATCTTTTGCTTAATAGTATACCACTTTCTACCCAGTCCTTGCAAGAATCTATCTCTTTTATTATTTCGCCTTTTCTTTTTAATAAATCATATTCACTTTCGTATTTGGCAAAACGTAAGCATACTGGAGTTGATTTTGACATCTTTATTTTATTATAATAATATTTGTCCAGCATAAAATGCATTAACGCTTTATTAATAAGATAAGCGTTATATTTATCTTCTTCTGTTAAAACGTATTTATATTTATCTTTATATGGCTCTAATCTTGATTTGTCTATTTGATCATACGATGGAGTATTCTCTCTAACAGATATTTCTCCTTTATATTTATTTGCAAACTTCCAGGCTAAAGCTACCTGCTCTGGAACAACAATACAAGTTGGCATTACTATATATGGCAAAAGACTTTCTTCTACGCATCCGACCAAAATTCCAGAACAATCACCTATTTCTTTAAAATATGGCTTATTGTCTTCTGGGTTGTATAAGAAATAAATCATTCTACTTCTTCCCAGAGCCCCTGTGATGACTCAGGTAGTTCTAGTCTTTTCTTTACCTCAACCTGCAATTTTTCTAGATGGGTGTTGGTCTCTATTGCTTTTTGTACTGCATGATCTAAAGCTATCTCCCTTATTTGGGGAGGCAGTTGATCAATGGCCTCCATGTTACCGCTATTTACTCTTCCATAAAACATTAAATCATAAGCTGCTTGAGCACCTAGCCTTATTCCCCAAAGCTCTGCCTCTAAACGCTCTTCTTCTTCATGGTTTCCAATTATGTCCATAATTCTTCTACCATCAGGAAGCAAACCCTCTTCAGATTCATTAAATCTATCTATAAGCATCATATGCTTATCTCTTTCTTCATAAAGAAGGCTTATAGTGATTTTATGATTATTTAAAACTCTTTCTTTTTCTTTAATAGTTAATTCATGTAATTTAATTTTTGCAGGAGATGTTTCTTGAGAAATAAGTTCTTTTTCTAGCTCTATTTCTAATCTAACTCTTTCTATTTTTAATTCTTGATCTGTTATAAGATTTTCTCTAGATCCTAACTCTAGAAGCAGCTGTCTAAGTTTTCCAAACGGGGTAAATTGTGCTCCTGCAACAAAGTTGTCTATTTTAAATACGGGAACTCCCCAGTGTCTATTTGCAGCATACAGCAATATGTCTTGCTGTGATTTTGTGTAGCCTGAAACGTCCGACGTTAAATCGTTGATATATCTCATTATATTGCCTATCTACTAAGATCTATATGCAGAGTACGCAGAACTTCTTCCTGGAACTCCCTTTGATTGCATTGAGCCGCCGCCTTCATATCCTGAATCGGTAGCATAATTAAAGCGCCAAGCACGGTTGTTTTGCTCTCCATTATACATTCCTACCATGTATTGATGTGCTTGTCCCATATCAAAATTTTCTTCTCCAGAGTTTCCAATTGGTTTGCTTACGCTACCAACATTCGACTCTGTAGCAACACTAAATCTTCTTAAATTGTATCCTCCAGAATAGCTTCCTTCATTTCCCGCATACAAGTAGTTTAATTTAGATGAAATGCCCTTTTGTTGTCCGTGAGCTCCATTACAAGGAGAACACGCTTGAGCCTCTGTTGCAAATGTTAATTTAACTCCATTATCGTCACCATAATGAAAACCTTTTGTTTCGTGATATATTGCAGACATTGTTTGACCACTATTTCCGCAAGCTTTACCAATGCTGCTGAGCCAGGTTTGTGTTGAAAATTGAAATCTCATAATTGCATTGTTTCCGTCTGCTGGAGCCCCATAAGCTCTAGTTTGTTCTTGATGCATAATCGTTCCAGCATTTCCAACGTTGTAAGGTGCGGAAGGACCTATCTGAGAGGTTTCTGTTCTCATGCTATATCTATTTGTTTGGCTTGAATTACCGCCTACTGTATTATTAGCTTTAAGAACATAGGCAAAAGTGTCATCACACATTCCGCCTGGGTATGCAGTAGAGTTATTTAACTGACCACCTAGATCTACAGTTGTATCTGTTGAGTGAGCTGTTCTATTTACATTAGTCCACGGAGAGCTATTTCTATAACCAGCAAGGATATAACCCGTAGTGATTACTTGTCTCAACAAGAATGACTTTGGCCCGCCTGAGCCACCCATATATCTATTTTGTGGAAATGGCATTTATTCTCCTGGATTATATTTTAATGTAATTGAATCAATGCCTAAATTTGGCCATGTTATATTAAACGGGTCTTCCTGATTAGTAACATTTCTTAATGCTGCTCTATATTCAATAATTTTTTCTTTATCTAAATCAGAAAATTCATTGAATACGTCAGCAAGAATTAAATAATCAGTGCTAGAAATTGCATTATTTCTATGATATCTTACATCAGCCCACTTTGCTTCCGCAACATATTTTTTTTCTTCTGGAGTTAGCTCAAGAACATTATACTTGCCAACAACAACTCCTAGTTCTTCGTCTAACTCTCTTACAAATTCTAACTTTTGATTTTTGATGTCATATTCTGGCATAGATTGAGCATCTTCAACAACATACCAATCGTCAAAACCTTCTAAGTGTGATGGCAAAATAGGTGAAGGAAAATGTGTAGAAGGATACATCTCTCTTAGCTCTTGCTCTGTAGCAAGTTTAATTAACTTATTCATTATGATTTGTGCGTACATTATCTTGAGTCCTTCATGGTTAGTGTGCCTCTCCAGTTTGCTCCGTTATCGTATGTAACGAATGTTATAACATCTATTCCGCCGCTTGTTAAAGCTGGTGCTGATGCTCCTGGGTATTTTGCATTTGTAAATGTTGTTGTATAGCTTCCTCCGCCTGTAAGTTGCAAGGAGAAGCTTACAACTCCAGTCGACGGGGTGTTAATAATATTAAATGTTGTGGTTCCATTAAGAGCGCAAGTAAAATCGTTTGACAAAGACAAGTCTAAATTTACTGTGCCGCTTGTTGTTCCTAAGTCTAGTCTTCCAGTTCTATATCCTGAAAGAGTAAGAGTTTGCGGAAGAATTGCTGCTTGAAGATCGCTTAAGGTTGCCATTATGCTAGTACCCACCCTCTTGTTGCATTAACATAAACTAGTTTTACTGCTGCATTTTTTATGTTTACAACTAAATTTTCTTGCAGTCCTTGTATTCTTTCACCATTTCTTGCAAGCGTAAATGCTGGATTTAAAGTGTTTACAGTTCCGTTTGTTGCATCTACAGCTTCTATGGTAAATCCTAAAGTAGGACCTAGAGGTAGAGTCAATGTAATTCCTGCAGTTGTTACAAAAACTCTTTGCCCGTTAGTTAATGTTATACCAGCATCTGTTGTAATCCAAGAAGATGGTACGTTAGATACTGATGTTTGTAAGGCTGATACTGTAGACTGAAGTGTTGTATATTGTGTAGAGTTTGTAGAAACAAACCCTTCAATATTAGTTACTTTGCCTTCAAGAACAGATATATCAGCTTCTGCATCTGTTAATCTTTGTCCATTTGTTCCTGTATTAAATGCTGTTATTGCAGTATCTCTAGCTGAGTTTATTGTAGCTACTCCGTCTACTACAGCATTGTTGATGTCTGCAACACCTAGAGTATTTCCTATTGCATTTAATGCCGCCCCAACTAATTGCAAGTCATTTGGGGTCAAAGTGCCACTCGTCATAAGAGCTGATGCGGCAGTTTTAAACTGTGTTATCTGCGAAGTTAATGATGAGTAATCTGGCATTTTTTAGGCCTGCGCTTCTGTCCATGATAGCGTAGCTGATATATTAGCCGCTGATGAACCTAGATTTGTTGCAACGATTGTTAGAATATCTGGCGCATTTGGGAAACCTGGACATGCAGTGCTTCCATCTCCATTTAATATAGAGTTACCAAGATCTCTAGCCTTTGTTAGGTCTACACGAGTAACTGAGTAGTTAGAACCACCAGGATTATCGGTGTAGAATGCGAACACACGGTCTCCTCCAGAAATAGTATTTGTAGGAGAAAGTACTGGAGATCCAACTACTCCTCCGCCGTCGTGATAAATAATTTGTGCAAGAGAACCTGAACCGACTCGGTTTTCCTGCCATGCAGTTGGGATACTTACGCCGTTTAGCGATTGAGCATTCAAAATTCCTTCAATAAGGAATTGTCCCTGAGATAAAACGTTAATATTAAACAGTTTCAGCTGCATCGTATTCATAAGCTCACGAAGTCCGAAGTTTCTTCCTGTACCGTTATCTACAGATGGTGCCAGTCTTAGAGAAATCAAAGGACGTGCCTGTTGAGTAGCTCCAAATGTCTGAACAATACCTCCGTTTGGATTTACTGCAGAAGAAGGTTCATCTGCCTGTGCTAATGCGTACTGAATTGTATTTGATGTTACGTTTGATATTAAGAATGTTCCATTGTAATAGCTTGATGTTAAAGCTGTAGCGCCTTGGCCAACTGCTTGGAATGGAATATTAGCAGAAGGTCTACTAAACAATATTGTTGTAGAAGTTGTGCCAGTAATTGTCCATGTTCCATTAAACACTCCATCTACTCCAGATACTGTAACTGTTTGCCCTGTTCTATGTCTGTGGGCAACAGAAGTTGTAAGTTCTGCAGTATTTGAAAACAGTCTCTTGTATGTAATTGTTGATACATCGTTTACTCCAGATACTGTTGCATTGTAACCTGCAAGCAACTGGTGAGGTGCTGATGTTGTAAGTGTTGCTACACCTGAAGTTCTAATTCTTGAAACAATTGTTGCTGAAACCGATCCAGAACCACCAACTTGCAAGAATCTCTGCATACCAGCGGTAAAGATGAAGGATGCGTCGTCGTCGAAGCCTCCGTCCATAATAACGGAAGATCCCCAGTGGGACATAACTGGAGCACATTCTTGAGATATAACCTGAACAGAAACCTGAGCAGATCCAGAGCCTCCTGGAATGGTTGCATCTGGTCTAAATGTGGCTGCTGTATATGTACCATTTAGATTGATTGGTTGTCCGCCATAATATGTTACATATGGCTGTCTACGAATTAAATTCATAGCGTAACCCTTTGCTACGTCGCTATATGCTCCTATAGAAGTATACTTTGCAATTTCACAATAGTTTTCATCTGAAATTCTAACATATCCGTCTTCTGGCCAGTAGTCTACATTGTCGACATACATAACTGTGTCTTGTGGAAGAAGGTTAGACCCTCTTACTGCTGTACCGCCAGCAACAAGCTTAGAAAACTTTGTTGGCTCATTAATTGCTTCATAACGAGCTGGCAAGTTACCTGATCTCTGATAAGCCTGTACGTTTACGTTATTGTGAGAAATTTCATGGCACCAGGTTATCTTTCCACCTTGTCCTCTAAATCCATAACGAATTGTTCCAGCTCCATACCATGAATAATCAATGTATGTCATCTGCATCTTTGAAGGATCAAATACGTGACCTGAAGGACCTGTTCCGTCAAACTTGTCTAAGTTCCATTGTGATTGCGGTATCTTAACAATCTGAGTTTTACGATACTTAACGCTTGACTGTGTAGCTCCACGATACGCTGGGGCAATTGTAAGAGAAGTATCTGATGCAATCTGCAAAACTCTGTAAGACTGTCCACGAATTACAATTTTATCTCCTGATACCAATTGCTTTCTAAATATTGTATTTGTGCCAGTTACCGTGCTGTTATATTTAATAACTGAAACATTTCCTCTAAGTTCTTGTGTTGACCATTGACGGCAAGCATAAATTCCTTGTCCGTCATACTCAAAGAAGAATCCGTCCTGCTCAGAATAAAGTCCAGCTCTTGTGGAAGCGCCTTTCCATTTATAAGCAGTTGCATATACGTTAACTCCGCCTGGAATCTGATCAATTGCAGAAATGTTTGATGTAAACAGAACTGTATATTTAAATGTAGTAGAATCTACAACTGAAGTAACAAGGTGAATTCCGTTATAAGGATTATATTCTCCCGATACCTCTACGCCTTCCATCTTAATGTAAGCACCTGGCTGTAGATTATGTGAAGAAAGTGTTGTTACTGTTATTTGCTGAGACCCAATCGATATGCCTGTAGCAGCAATATATTCTACTTCAAATGTAGGTGTAAATTTAGTTCCTGTTGAGAACTGAATTGATTTACCTGACTGATAGCGGAAGAATCTGCGTGATTGACGCATTGTTTGTGTTCCACAAACGTTATTTCCTGTGGACATAATAACTCCACCGTCCATTGGTCTGTGGTTTACATACCCTTCTGGCTTTGCATAAAATCCTTGATCTGTTGTATTAATTGGATTATTAATTTGAATTGGGGCCATGAAAGACATTGAGTTTGGTGTCGCTACCGTGTCAATAAAGAAGCTTCCATAAAAATTGCTTCCTTCTTTTTGTGTAATAAGAATTGGTGTTCCTGGAAGAAGTCCATGTGGCTTTGTTGTAACCACAGTAATTCTTGAAGGAGATGCTTGATCTGATACGGCTGAAAATGCTCCTAGTTGTCCTACAACTCCGCCCATAATATGAGCATTATCAAAAATTCCTCCGCCATACACAGATGTAAGGGTTCCGTCTTGAACATTTCCGCTAACAATACCCTTTGCTGTATAGGTAAATGTATTTGCTCCTGTTGGAAATACAAGGAATGTTCCATCCGCTAAGTCTGATGTTGTCTCTTGTACAGAAACAACATCTCCAGAGCTAAGTCCGTGTGGAGTATTGCATGTTACTGTTACTGTAGAAAGAGGCGCAACTCCATTTCCTTCAATAAGCTGAACATCTAAGGCGTTACCTCCAGAAGATCTTCCAAAGAATCCTGGATAATTTTGAATCATGGTTAAAGTTTCCCACTTTGAGTTCTGAATACCATATTCAAAATCTGTATCGATCAAAGACTTTGGAGCTGCAACTCTAAGCTTTCCAACAGCGTCAACCATATAGTCTGCTGGCTCAAATCTTTCGTTATTTTCATCATACACAACCTGCCATGAATCTGTTGGCAACATGTTGGCAGTATTGTATTTTAGGGTTAATGTAGTTGCACCGTGTGCAGGATCTGTTGTTGTATCTACGGAATAATTATAAAGTCCAAGGGCGGGGTCGGCAAAGTTGTATACAACCTTATTGGCTGTAATGTTAGTAATTAGGAGAAGTTTTTCTCTACGAATAATTTGAGGAATTGTTAATTCGCCAGTGCCTGGTACAAACTTCAATCCTGTAAGGTTTAGAATTTTTCTTGCCATATTTGTTTTCTCCTAAAATATCATGCTTGTTGCTAAAAGCGTAGCATTGTTTTGTGACATGTTTGTTAAGAATTCATACTTTGGATAATACACACCAAGGTTTAGAACTTGATCTGCCTTCCAAGAGTTTAATTCATCAATTACATTTTGAACTGCTGTTTCACCAGCTGGTCCTGTAGGACCAGTTGGTCCTGTTATACCTTGTACTCCGTTATTTCCTGCTGGACCCTTTAAATTTCCTTGCAGAATCCAGTTGTTGCCTGTAGAATCATACTGAAATAAATCTCCAGTTGTTGTGTTTAAATATGTATCTAGTCCAGCTTTGTTTGAAGGATTAGTTGGAGTAGGATTATTAATTCCTACAAATGTGTAAGTTCCTCTTGCTCCCGCCGCACCTTGAGAACCTGGTAATCCTTGTGGACCTGTTGGACCTTGAGGAATTTGAAAATTAAATATAGCAGCGCTAGATGATCCGCCATTTGTAACTTGCGCTGATTGTCCTGCAGCAACAGTTGTTACTGTTCCAACAGAAATAGTTGCGGCTGGACCTGTTGGGCCTGTTGCGCCTTGGGGTCCTGGTCTTGATCCTGCGACAGTTACCCAAGAGGATCCGTTCCATCTTTTTAGTGACATATTTTCATACCCCTCCTACCTAAAGTATACCAGAATGATTATTCAAATCCCATCCAAGCTAGGGCCTTTAGGTCTTCAAAAACTGTTGAGTTTGAAGTTATTATTGAATTTATGTTGTTTGCTGTTACGATAGCTAGCCATTGTCCTTGACTTCTAACATATGCCAGGCCAGTAGAGGCGTCTGCAGCAACAAACCCATTTGGAGCATTTGAAGGAAAATCTGCTTGAGTGGCATAATTAGTAAAAGTTAAATCTTTATAATAAGTTGGAGTTTCATTTTCATTTAAATCTACCCACAATTGAACGTTATTTGGATTTGGCGCCTCTGTACCAAACTCAACAATTGCACCATCATACTCATCTGTATCTATCCAAAGTTCTCCTGGATATGAAGGAGTTGTTGGTTCATCTGCACTATAAATTAATTCTTGAATTGGCTCAACATTATCAACCCAGAATTCGTATTGCTGTGGGTCTGGAGCAACTCCTCCAGTATAAAATTGATTAAATGGAGTATCAATATCGTCAACATCAATCCATAGATCTCCATTTGCTGTTGCGCCAGATGGTGGAGCAATTAAACCAACAAAAAATGTGCTTGGTGGAGCAGTCACATCTGTAGGAATTAATGTAAGTCCTCCTCCTCCGCCGCCAGAGCCCTGGATATCTTGCCAAAGCAATCCGTCCCAAACCTTTAGTTTATCTAGTGGTTTGTTATAATAAATTTGTCCATGTACTGGATCTGCTGGAGGGTTATCCAAACCAATAATGACTCCGTTTGTATATGTATTTTTAGATGTCCATGTATTTGTTGTTGAAAGAGAAAGATCTGTTGCTACATATTCCCATGTTGAAGATAAGGCGTTCCAAACTTTTAACGCTCTTGTATTTCCACTTCTATATTCATCTGTATCAAACCAAAATTCTCCATCAGCTGGAGTAGTTGGTGCCGAAGCTGACATTATTGCTTTTGATGGAGGAATTATTGTTTCTAATATAAGTCTATTTTGAGCATCATCATAAGTTGCAGTAATATTAGGGTTTTGTCCATGAGTAAATAATGGCGCTATATAGTCCTGTGCTTCCTCTTGAGTAAGTTGAGCAGTAACTGCTAAATTAATTCTATTATTTACATCATCATAAGTTGCTGTTACGTTAGAATGATTTGAATGTATAAACAATGAAGAAGTTGAATCTTGTGCTGCCTCTGTGAATCCAGGCAGGTCGGCAGTTGTAATATCAAAGTTTAATTTTCCTGTAGTATCATCATACGTAGCGCTAAACCCTGTAGGCTCTGTATTTCCAGATACCATGCCCCCAGCAACATCCTGTATTCTCTCATCTGTGTCTACCAGAGCTAGGTACGTACTGGCAGCATCGGTTATGTTTAGCTTAGTTGCCAGTGCGTTTGTAATTGTAGTTACAAAATTAGCATCGTCTCCTATTGCTGCTGCAATTTCATTCAAAGTATCAAGAAGCGCTGGAGCCCCATCAATTAAATTTGATATTGCTGTGTTAACATAGGTTTTGTCTGCTATTACAGATGTATCTACAGATACTGTAATTGTATTTGCTACATCGTCATATACTTTTGTAATACCATTACCTGCTGTAAGAGATGTAGCAATAGCATCCATTACTTCTTCATCATCATAGTTAGCGCTAAGGCTTAGTGTTGCTGCAGTGTCATCATAAGAAACGGTAATGTTGTAGTGTGTGCCATCTGTTATCAACTTTGCAGCTTTGTCTTGAATTCTTTCATCAATATCTAACTGTGATTGTGGAACAAATCCATTTTCATCAAGCTCTGCAACACCTTCAGCATTGCCCATTAAACTAAGAGGAATATAGGTCGCTGCTGATGTATTGCTTAATCCAGATACAGCTGTGTCGACGTATGTTTTTGATGCCATTGTGTCTGTATTTGTCCACAGACCAGTTGTGGCGTTATATATTAAAACTTCTCCTGTTGCTGGAGCTGTTATTGCTACATTATGTAACTCTTGTAGTTCAAATCCATTTTGAATCTTAACAAATATTTCACCATTTTCTGGATGTACTCTGGTTACAATTCCAATAAATACAAGATGATTCGGCGCTGCTGGTTTATTAACAAGTCCATATATAAGAGTTCCATTTGGACCAAGCCATACTGGATCTCCCGCCGTTGCAGTAGACGTATCTAAATTTGGCAATAATCCTTCTGAAACAACAAATCCAGAATCATTTAAAGCAAGGGTTTGTCCCATTAATCCTAAAGTTTTAGAAGATGAAGACTCTGCAGAATATGAAGCTGCAGCAACAATCATATTTGTTCCAGTTGAGCCTGAAACATAAACTGGCTGTCCTATATTTAGTGCCTGTCCAGCTTTTACTATATGCTTAACTTGTTCTGCATATCCTGCTGCTGGCACCTGGGAAACATTTAAAACAATTCTATCTGCTACCTGGTTCCATGTTGCAGTTATATTTTGATGATCGGTATGATTGAGTAATCCAGCCGCAAGATCTTTAATCTCTTCTGGATCTTGAAAGTTTAATTCTAATTGCTTTACCTTATAGTCAAGAGAATTTGGATCGGTTGAATTATTAACACCGACCTTTTGCTCAAGGGCTTCAATTGCGTCATTTGCATTAGCATGCTGGGCGGCATGCGAAACTTCCTTGACAGAATCCGTACTTTGAGGATTTACAAGTTCGTCTAAGCTAGTTGGAAATGACGTTGCCATACTTGCTATTATACCCCCAGATTAGTTATA